AGCTTATATTATCAGAGTTACAAATCTTGCTCTTAGAGTTGGACCAGGAAAAGAATTTGATATGATTGGTATTGCTACTGCAGGTCATACACTTATTGATGAGATTGAAAATAATTTTGGACATATATCAGATGGCTCCGGTTGGGTATGTATGGATTATTTAATGAAGGTAAATTAAAATGATACTTGAAAAGATAGTAATAGAGCCAGCTAGTTTATACCAGATGATTATAACCTTTTGCGTAACTATCACAACCATATCCGCCGCTATAGCTGTAATTGTTAGAGCATATTCTGTTTTAAAGAAACCGGAGAAAACGCAGAACGAGAGGATAGAAGCGTTGGAGAAAAAGGTTGAAAGATATGAACAGTTGTTTGATAACGATAATAGAAGGCTAATCGAATTAGAAAAGGGGAATAGAGTAATGCAACAATCTATGTTAGCACTTTTATCCCACGCATTAAATGGTAATGATGTCGATAGCTTAAAGAAAGCAAAAGAAAACTTGGAGAATTATCTTATAAGTAGGGAGAGCGATTAATATGTGGTATACAGATAAAGAATTCTGGAAGAAAGTATTTGCAAGAGCATTAAGAAGTTTCTTTCAAGGTGCTTTATATGGTATAGGCGAAAATGTACTTGTACAAGATTTTAACTGGAAGATAATTGCAGGTGCATCTATTGGAATGTTTATTATATCTGTATGTACGAGTGTTCTAGCAGGAGTACCTGAGTATGAGGATAGATAGATGCAGATATATGACTTTACAATGCCGGAGTTGGATATGTTTAGGCATCTATGTAATTTTACGCCTGATGAAGAAGAATATTTTGAACTACGTGCGAGAGGTCTATCTAATGTTCAGATAGCTTTAGAGATGCACGTAAGCGAAAGTAAGGTGAGTAAATTAGCACGTAAAGTCAAGTCAAAAATGCTCCGAGTTGTATAGCCCTTCTACGCTATATGTTACCCCAATACGAGAGTGTCTATCGTTTGATAGGCACTCTTTTTATTATGCAATTATTGTACAATTTTTAAACAGTTATCGTGTAAGTTGCGATAGCTGTTTTTAATTACAATTAAATATATCAGATGAAAGGAGCATATACTATGCAGGATATAAGTAAGCGATTAGTTTACATAATGTCACAGAACAAATGTTCGTCAGTATATGCTCTTTTTATTTTGTCGCAGAAAAAGGAGGGAGAAAAGAAAGATGTATGTACCATACAACCCAAACCCTCAAAGTAACTATGTAGGAGATTGTGTTATTAGAGCAATCGCAAAAGTAACTAATCAAGATTGGGACACCACATATTTAGGTGTAGCAATACAAGGCTATATGATGAAAGATATGCCATCAGCAAATCATATATGGGGTGCATATCTAAGAAGCAAGGGCTTTGTTCAGTATGTAATACCTAATACTTGTCCAGATTGTTATACAGTAGAAGATTTTACTAAAGATTTTCCATCAGGCACTTATTTACTAGCAACTGGTTCACACGTAGTTGCGGTAGAAGATGGAGACTACTTCGATAGCTGGGATAGTGGACAAGAAGTACCAATCGCATATTGGAAGAGAGAGGAGAATTAAAATGGCAATTTATAACTATGGACTACCTGCACCAAATTATCAGATGCCGGTAAATTATCAACAGCAATACCCACAAGTACAACAGACAGTATCTAACACACCTATAACAAATAATAGGTCAAGCGGAATTATATGGGTACAAGGTGAAGCCGGAGCGAAAGCATATCCAGTAGCTCCAGGAAATAGTGTACTTCTTATGGATAGCGAGAGTGACGTATTCTATATCAAGTCTACAGATATTAGTGGAATACCAGCTCCATTAAGAATGTTTAACTATACAGAGATAGTACAGACACAGCCTACACAAGAAGAGCATACAGAACAACATATAGATACTTCACAGTTTGTAACTCGTGGGGAATTAGATGAGTTAAGAAGTATGATAGAAAATTTAAAGCCAAAAACAATGAGTAGAAAGGAGACTAAGAATGAACCAACTGTATCAAGAAACTCAAAGCAACAATCTAATGAATAGAGTTCAGCAGATTATTCAGAAATTTAATATACCACAACAGATACAAAATGACCCACATCAGATAGTTGATTACTTAGTACAGAATGGAAGTATTAGTCAAGATAAACTTAATCAAGCTATTCAGATGGCTCAGAAAATGGGCATTAAATTATAAACGGTAATACTTGCAAGTTTACATAATATTTTTAAAAGGAGGATAATACTATGTCATTATCTAATGGTTCAAACGAACTTGTAATGCCAGTTGCTCCTATGTATGGAGGTCAGGGTGGTTTTGGCTCAGGCTTCGGTGGAGACGGCTGGTGGATAATACTACTACTTCTGTTTGCCGGATGGGGCAACGGATTCGGTGGTGGAATGGGAGGTTATGGAAATATGATGTTAGGTTATGATTTTCCTTGGCTTCTTAATGGACAGTCTGGAATTAACAACAACACAAACAATGGATTCCAGAACGCTATGCTCAATGATAACATCACAAGTATTAGAGACGGCATTGCTTCGTTAAGTACACAGCTATGTAACTGTTGTGGCGATATGCAGATGTCTCTTGCTAATGGTTTTGCAGGCGTTGAGCAGGGTGCTAATGCTAGACAGATGGCTAATATGCAGTCTATGTTCGGTATTCAGTCACAGCTTCAGGATTGTTGCTGTGAGAATAGGGCTGGTATTGCAGACCTTAAATACACAGTTGCAACAGAAAACTGTGCAGACAGAACTCAGGCTATGCAGAATACTAGAGATATTATTGATAGTCAGACACGTAGCACTCAGGCTGTTCTTGACAAACTTTGTCAGCTTGAACTTGATGGATTTAAGCGTGAGAATGATAACCTTCGTTCACAACTTAATATGGCAACACTTAGAGAGTCACAGACAGCTCAGAATGCCTTTATTCAGCAGGGCTTTAGTGATGAGGTAGACCAGCTCTATAACAGACTTTCTAATTGTCCAGTACCATCTACTCCAGTGTATGGAAGAACACCTATATTCACTTGCAACAATAACAACGGTTGCGGATGTGGATGTGGAAGTTTCTAATAGGAGGTATTGACTATGGCAGAGTTTACTTATAATCCAGTTCAAACAGTACAACCAAATCAGCCAGTATTACTTAATACTACTATTGGTTGTAACAAAGGTTATGTACTACATAGAGAAGGAAGTGGAATTGTAACTCTTCGTGGAATAGTCAATAATCCGACTACTTGTTTTGCTAGGTATCAAGTAACATTCAATGGAAATATAGCAGTACCTGAGGGTGGAACAGCAGGTCCAATCAGTATTGCTATAGCCATTGATGGTGAACCAGTGCTTACAAGTAGAGCAGTAGTTACTCCGGCGGCGGCTAGTGAAGCCCCACCATCAGATGCTAACTACTTCAATGTGACTTCCACAGCAATAATTACAGTTCCAAGGGGTTGTTGTTTTAACATAAGTGTTGAAAACACTAGTACAAGTGCAACGCCAACAACTACACCAGCCCCACCTATCAATGTACAGAACGCAAATCTAGTTGTTGACCGTATCGCATAAAGGAGGAAATCGTTATGTCAAAGAGAATGTATGAAGATTTAAAGGAAATACTTTGTCACGAACTTAATGAGATTACTCGTAAGGGCGATATTGATAGAGAAGGACTAGATGATGTTTATAAATTATCATCAGCTATCACTATGGTAGAAAGCCTTATGAAGAAAGGTCAGCAGGGTAGTGAGCAAAGTATGGAAGAATACTCTAATGCTAGAGGAAATTCTAATAGAATGATGCCTATGTGGGCATATGAGGGAAATAGTAATGATAGTTATGGTAATATGTCTAATCGTGGTATGTCTAATGAGCGTGGAACTACTGACGGACGTGATGGAGGCAGAAGCAGAGATTATAGCAGAGATAGTTACGAAAGTAACGACAGTTATAGAAGAGGACGTGGAGCTGACGGACGATATGTAAGTAGGGATTCCTATGATAGTTATGACTCTTACAATAATTATTATGATGGCTCTAATAGAGGCTCATATGATAGCTACGACTCTTATGACAGCTATGAACGTGGATATAGCAGACATACAGCAGAGCAGAAAGTAGCAGAGCAATTAAAAGATATGCTTAAAACTACCGAAAGTCCTAAAGTAAGAGAAGCTATAGAACAAGCTATGATGAAGATTAAACGCTAATCTTCTCTCTCAATATAAAGGGGAAGTGTAACAGCTTCCCCTACTTTTAATAGGAGGCTAATATGTTAGATTATGAAATGATAGAAGATACTATTAGAGAATTGGAAGAACAGCCTACGAGCTTCGAGAATTGCAATTTACTTGCGAGCTTATATATTTGTCGTGAGCAAAATAAAAATCGAAATATGAAGCTCTCAGACACATCAGAAAGCGTATCTTATAATAATGTACATTCAGAATTAGCAGATATATTACCTGCATATTTAAAATATATAGAAACTAAAAAGAGATACCAAGAATTTGAAGTAGTAGACCAATTACTTATATGTGCTATGGATAATTTATGTCAAGAACTGATAGAATTTATTTCAGACTTATATCATAATACAGAAACAGAGGCAGAAAGAGCTTTAATAATAGAAATGATAAATAATATGAGAAGTGCAATTTAGCACTTCTTTTTTTTGTTGACAATAAAATAATGTCGTGATATAATGTTTACGAATTGAAAAAACACAAACTCAAAAAAGGAGAAAACTATGATAACTATAAGAATTGATAAGAGCACAAAATGTAATGAAGAATATGCTATGTATGTATCGTTTGAATATAATCAGAAGATAGTTGACACTATCAGAAGTTTAGCTACAAGATTTTGGAATAAAGATACTAAAGAGTGGGAAGTACCATTAAAGAAATTACAGTACTTATTAGATAATCTTTCAGAATTTGATTTTGATATTTCAGGTAAGTATGTATCACTTGAAAAGCCTATAGCAGAAGTACCTAAAGACTTTAGCTTTAAGACAACACCATACGAGCATCAGATTAGGGGCTTTAATTTTGGATTACAAAATGACAAGTGGCTTTTAGGTGACGAAATGGGATTAGGTAAGACCAAGCAAGTTATAGATATAGCTGTAGCAAAAAAGCTTATGTATGGCTATGAGCATTGTCTTATTGTATGCGGTGTAAACGGTCTCAAGTGGAATTGGTTTAATGAGATACTTACACACTCAAATGAGAAACCTCATATCTTAGGTCAGAGAAGAAGAAAGAATGGTAATATCTTTATAGATGGAGCAAAAGCAAAGCTAGATGATGTACTTAATATTGATGAGTTACCTTATTTCATTATTACTAATATTGAAACAATGAGAAATCAAGATATAGTAGATGAGCTAATCACACTATGTAAGAGTGAAACAATAGGAATGATAGCTTTTGATGAGTGTCATAAAGCTAAAGACCCTAACTCACAGCAGGGTAAAGGTATGCTCAAGTTAAAGGCTCATACTCAAATAGCTATGACAGGTACTCCGCTTATGAACACACCACTTGATTTATATTTCATTCTTAAATGGTTAGGTGAGGAACAAAACTCTTTCTATAAGTTTAGATATCGTTATTGTGTTATGGGTGGTTTTAACAACTATCAGATATTAGAGTATAGACACCTTGATGAATTGCAGGAAAGACTTAATGATATAATGCTTAGAAGGTTAAAGGATGATGTATTAGATTTACCAGAAAAGACTTATGTAGATGAATATGTAGAGCTTACTTCAAAACAAGCTAAAATCTATTGTGAGGTATCAGAAGAAATAAAAGAAAATATTGATAAGATTAAGTGTGCGCCTAATCCATTAGCAGAGCTTATTAGAATGAGACAAGCTACTGGCTATACTGGTATTCTTTCTACAACGATTAAAGAGAGTGCAAAGTTAGATAGAATGGAAGAGCTTGTAGAAGAAGCTGTAAATAGTGGTAAGAAAGTAGTAGTGTTCAGTAATTGGACTCAGATGACTACACCTATAGCAAAGAGACTTGAGAAATATAACCCGGCTGTAATAACCGGAGAGATTAATGCAGATACTAGACAGCTTATGGTAGATAAGTTTCAGACAGATAATAGATGTAAAGTTATAATTGGTACATCTGGGGCTATGGGAACTGGCTTGAACTTATATGCTGGTTCTGTTATAATTTTTATAGACCATCCTTGGAATAGAGCTTTATATGACCAGTGTGTAGACCGTTGTCATCGTATAGGGCAAACTAAAAATATTACTATTTATAATATCATAGCTAAAAACACTATTGACGAAAGAGTTTGGGAAATCGTAAATACTAAAGGAGCTTTAAGCGATGCTATTGTTGATGGCAAAATAACTAATAATAGAGAAGCTCTTTTAGATTTTCTACTAAGTTGATAAAGGGAGATTATATTATGTACGGATATATTTATAAAACAACAAATTTGTACAATGGTAAGATTTATATAGGACAACATAAAGCAGACAAATTTGATGAGAATTATTATGGAAGTGGTGTTAGATTTTTAAATGTCTTTAATAAATATGGAGCTGATAATTTTAAATGTGAAATGTTAGAAGAGTGCCAAAATGAACAAGAGTTAAATGCTAGGGAACAATTTTGGATAGCAAAACTTAATGCTACAGATAGAGCTATAGGATATAATTTAATGTCTGGTGGTTATAAAGTTAGAGGCGTTCAGCATTCAAATGAAACTAAAGAAAAAATTAGTAAGTCTAAAATTGGTAAAACACCCAACAGAGAATATAATATGACACAAGAAACTAAAGAAAAAATCAGTGTGTCGTTAAAAGAATATTTTAAAACACATGATAATCCAAGAAAAGGAGTAACACTTTCCGAAAGCACAAAAGAAAAATTACGACAAGCTAATTTAGGTAAAACTTATTCGGAAGAGGTTAGAGCTAAACACAGACGTCCTGCTTGGAATAAAGGAATACCAATGTCCGAAGAAACAAAAAAACATTTAAGTGAATTATATAAAGGTAAACCTTCTAAAATGTCAAAAGAGAAACGAGAAAAAGCACGACAACGATGGCAGGGTAAAAATAATCCTAACTATGGGGGTTTAAAAGCAGAAACGAAAGAGAAATTAAGACAAGCAATATTAGGTAGAATTTGGATAACAAATGGAAAAATCAACAAACAAGTTACTACAGATGATTTTGAAAATATATACAAACCACAAGGATTTGTTAGAGGACGAACATCAAGAAAGCATAAAAGTTGACAATACAATAATAGCGTGATATAATGTTTAAGATAAATGTTTATGAAAGGAGATGATGAGAATGTCAGAGAGACTTCTTAAAGCTGTAGAGGTTGCACTATTATTGGATATATCAATACCTACTCTTAATAATTGGTATAAGTTTAAGCGAAACAACCCAAGTAATGAAATGTGCGAGTTACTACCAGACCCTATACAGCAAACAACGAGACAGACTAGATACTGGAGAGAAAGTGATATATCAAAGCTCATTAAGTTTAAGTCTCAGATTGTTTGGGGAAGAAATGGATTTATGGGTAGTGTGACTCAGCGGTACGTTAAAAAAGAGAAAAAGGAGAAAAACTAGTGAAACTATTAAAACTATTGAAACGATATGATTGGCGAAACTACATAATTTATTATTCAATCTATGGTGTGATGATATTAATAGCTCTGTGGATATTGCTTAGTTATATAAACATAATTATGCATAACTCAGCAGGAGATGAAACATTCACATATTGGAGATTTAATTTCTTTAGACTATTTGATTTGATTAGGAGGTAACTATGGCAAGAGTAAAAGCAGTATCACTTGACGAGCTTATACCTACATATGCTGAAAACAAAGCTATGTTAGATGACTATAAGAAGATTTGTGATAGCGAGAACAAACAGATTAAAGAATTGATGGAAGAGGGTACATACGAAGCTGGTGGCTATAAAGCTACAAAATCCGTATCGACAAGAGATGATATAAAAGAAGATAAAATACTCGCAAAGCTTAGTGATGATATGAGAGAGTGTTTTGAACTGAATAATATCATTAAAACAAAAGAATATATAGATATGGATAATCTTGAGTCTCTTATATACAGCTTAAATAATAAACGAGATATAGAGAGTAAGAAGATTAAAGATGAACTTATAGAGCTATTAGACAGTTGTACAGAACGTAAGGATGTAGTAACACTCAGAATAAGCAAGATAAAGGAGAATAAATAATATGGATTTTAAAACATATACTACAAAAGTAAAATTAGGTGAGATTGAACCAAAACATTCATACACAACAACATATGACCCATTTAAAGCTGAGTTTTGTGGTTCTTTTGAAGTAGCAGATATAATAATGAAAGATATATATAATGACCTTACTTATCAAATGGATATAAAACCTTATTTTAAAATTAAAGAAGTTATCTTTAATGACCCAGCTACTATTGTATATTGGGAAGATGGTACAAAAACAGTTGTTAAGTGTGGTAAAGATGATATATACAATAAAGAAACTGGGCTTGCATTATGCTTTATGAAGAAAGCACTAAATAATAAGGGTAACTATAACAATCTATTCAGAAAGTATATAAAGGAGAAATAAAATGGGTAGACCAAAAAAAGCGTATGAGAGCAAAGCAATCACTACTACTATTAAAGCTAGTAGTAGAGCATCTATAAAAGTCGGTGATAACTTTTATACAATCGAATGGACCGAAGAGCGTACAGTACCAGAAGATTGTGATATAGAGAAAGAGCGCACATTTTTATGGGAAACTTGCAACGAAGAAGTAGACGGTCAGATACAAGATATATTAGATGCATACGGCAAGAAAAGATAACTTGACAAATGCGTGATATAATGATATTATAATAATGTCAGATGCACTGCGAAATACTTTTTCACTAACATTTTCGCAAAAATAGGTTAGTTGAGCTATGCGGAGTTCAACATATAACCTCATAGTTTCAGCTAACCAATAGCTTATATGATTGAGTGCCGCATCACTCTTTCGTATGAGCTATTTTAATTATAAGGAGAATAAAGGTGAAATCAGATAACTATGTAACAATACACGGATGGATGTGTAATGAATTAAATCTAAAAGGAAATGATTTATTGGTGTTTGCATATATCTATAGTTACAGTAGAGATGGGCAGAATAAATGTTATAGTAGTTTAGAAACTATAGCAGATACATTTAATTTATCTAAACAAACTATAATTAATTCAATAAAGAAGCTTGTTGATAATGGATATATAATCAAGCATTTATGTACTGATAACACAAAATCTAATAGTTATGAATATAATGCTGAGGTAGTCAAAAATTTTGACTACACTAGTCAAAAAAATTTACTACCCCCTAGTCAAAATTTTTTACTCAATAATAATAGTAATATATCTATATCTAAAGATATAGATATAAATAATAAAATAGATAATAAAGAAGTAGAGTGGTTTTTGAACAACTATCACAGTACTTGTGTTAGCTTACCTAGAGTAATGAAGTTGTCAGATAAGAGAAGAAAAGCAATAATCAAGATACTTAATAAGTTTAGTAAGGATGATATATTAGATTGCTTTGATAAAATAGAAGAGAGTGATTTTCTTATAGGCAATAATGATAGAGGTTGGAAAGCTGATATAGATTTCATTCTTAGAGAAGATAAGTTTATTAATATCTTAGAGGGTAAATATGGAGGCAAGAAGAAACGTAGTACTACTCACGACAGAATAAGTGAAAGTGGTGATTTATATGTAGAGCACAGTAATAAGAGAAAGGAGGTAGCAAAATATGGAACAGAGAAATTCTGAGTGCTGGTATAAAGATACTTGCGAAGATGATTGTAGTACGTGTGCGGTATTCTTTCAGATGAAGTATCAGATGACTCATAGCGGATTGCCAGAAGCTAAACAAAGACCTATTTCATTATATCTCACAGATGATAATAGAGGCGATAAACAAGCTTTTTATAGACTATCAGAAATACGAAAAGATATAGTAAGCTTTGTAGAAGCAGGTAACAATTTATATATCTGTAGTAAGTGGACTGGTAATGGCAAGACAAGTTGGGCAATTAAGATGCTTCATACATACTTTCATCACACAGCGGTAGGAAACTATGATAATCTTAAAGGTATGTTTGTATCTACAGCAGATTTGTTATTGCAATTAAAGGACTTTAATAACCCAGTTTCTAAAACATATCTTGATAATTTAAAGAATGTAGATTTAGTTGTATGGGATGATATAGCTCTTACTACAATGTCGCAGTATGACTATACTCAGTTTTATAATATAATAGATAAGCGAATACTTGCGGAGAAGTCTAATATATTTACTACAAATTGTACAAGCGTAGAAGAGCTGGCGGATTTAGTAGGGGCAAAAATCGCAAGTAGAATATATTACACTAGCGAAATAGTGGAGTTAAAGGGAAAGGATATGAGATAGATGATTATATCATTACAAGTTTTATCACGGGTGCTTCTTAGCAAAGATATATCTATCATAGAGGATAATCAATTAACAAGAGATTATTTTAAAGGATATGAAGAAGAATATGACTACATAATGAACCACTATAAAGAGTATGGTAATGTACCAGATATTCTAACATTCAAATCACAACCACAGTTTGCAGATTTTGAAATAGCTGAAATATCAGAGTCGGATGAGTATTTAATTGATGCTATACGAGAAGATTGGCTATATAATAAAGCTGTTCCGGTTGTTCAGAATATAGCAAAGTATATGAAAACAGATAGTAACCAAGCTGTTGAGTATATGATGCAAGCTATAAAAGATTTACAACCTAACTATAAAGTTGGTGGAGTAGACATTATTCAAAATGCTGTTGCTAGATATGATGCATATATAGATACACGAGATAATCAAGATAATTGGTTTTTCACAACTGGTTTTAAAGAATTAGATGATGTAATTCACGGACTTAATAGACGAGAAGAATTGTTTGTAATCTTTGCACGAACTAATCACGGAAAGTCGTGGGTGCTTGAGAAGATGTGTACACACGTATGGGAGATAGGCTTTAATGTCGGTTATATCTCACCAGAAATGGGAGCGTTAAGTGTAGGCTATAGATTTGATACATTACATAAGAACTTTAGTAATCAAGGGCTTATGTGGGGTAAAGAAGATTTTAATGTAGATGAATACAAGAAGTATGTAGATGAGTTAAAGAATAAACCAAATAAGTTTATAGTAGCTACACCATCAGAAGATTTTAATAATAAAATAACTATATCAAAGCTGAGAGCTTTTGTTAAAGAGCATAAGTTAGATTTATTAGCTATAGATGGTATTACATATTTAAGTGATGAAAGGGGTAAAAGAAATGATAATAAAACAACATCTCTTACAAACATATCTGAGGATTTAAAGACACTAGGTATGGAGTTACAGATACCTATACTTGTAGTAGTGCAAGCTAATAGGGGCGGGGTAGTTGATGCTGAGAGTGATGATTTACCAGAGCTTGAGAGTATTAGGGATAGTGATGGTATATCTCATAATGCAACAATAGTATTAGCAGTAAGAAAAGGACCGGATGAGGTAATTACTTTACAAGTTAAAAAGGGTAGAGGCAATAGAATAGGTGATAAGATAAGCTATCAATGGAACCCCGACATAGGAGAGTTTATAAGTGAAAACGGTTCTATCAATACAGATAGACCGAAGAAGAAAGTTGTAGAGAAAGAGGATGTATTCTAATGGTAAATATAGATGAGTTAAATGAGTTTAAAGAAGTAAATGTATACGAAGATAATGACGGATTTGTAGAGGGCTATGGCAATATTATCAGAACAGAATATTGTTGTCCAACGTGTAGTAAGAGGTTAATTAGATACGAGAACATCTGTCCTAAGTGCGGACAGTTATTGAAATGGTAGGTGAGCAAGATGGCAAAAAGAAAATTACCAAAGGTAAATATGTATGATGCAGAATTGATGCTTGAAAGATATGTTGAAGAATTTAAAAATGATGGCGTGACAAAGAAACCAATAGCGAGAGCTTTATATTATGTATGGAAATGGGCTGATTTTAATGAGAGGGAGGTAAACGCAGATGAATGCAAGACAGAAAGCTAAGAAGCTGAAAAGAGAGCTTGATTATATAAAAAGTCAACCACTTAGAGATGTTTACAGAGTTATAAATGTTGAAGCTGAGCATTTAAGAGCATATAGGATTTTTCCTTTAATTGAAGTCGAAAAACTTGGAGAAGAAGTAATAGAAGATGAAGCCAGACATCAATTATCAATCGATTTCTTAAAATTTATAAGAGAAAACATGATAGTAAATAAAGACCGAGATTTAGATAGGTCCCATTCCATGAAGTATTCATCTGATATATGGGTAAGTTTTGGTAGAAAGTGAGGATAGCAATAATGACACTTGAAGAAATTAACAACTTAAAATACAAAGTATGTTGTCCATTATGCGACAATGTTAAATGTGTTAGAGGTACAGATAAATGTGAAGCTGAGATATGGGCAAAACAAAAGGGAATGATAACAATGACGATTGAAGAAGCGATTAAAAGATATACCGATAATGCCGAGTATGAGCGTACTCACGGTAATTTGCAAGGATGTTTTGATTTTAAACAGCTTGCGGATTGGCTGAAAGAGTTAAAGGAATCAAGAATGGTTTTAGATATATTAGGGCAATTTCTTGCTGATATGGGTTTAGATGTTTGTTGTGAAGATTTGGTTATGGCAGATAACTATTGCGAAAAATATTGTGACAACCAAAAACCATTATGTTGGTATAGATGGGCGAAGATGAAAGCAAGGGAGGTAAATGCTGATGAAAGTAACTTGTGAAATAAATGATTATTCTAATCCAGCACAAACAAGAATCAAAGTACATAATGCGTGGTGTTATTCAGATACAATGGTGGAATTGGAAGTTGAAGGAAAACGATATACAGTAAAGGGAACTGAATTGATAGGAGCAATAAATAAATGCTTATTAAGTTTTGGAGAACAGTGAGGTAAATGCTGATGAAGAATTGTAGTAATTGTTTTTGGTGCAGAGTAGCATTTAATCCAAAGTATATCTACAAATGTAAGATGGGTAAGCACTTATTATTCGAGGGCAAGAACAGTAAGAATTATATGAATAGACCAAAAATGCACGGTTTTAGATGTAGATATTGGAACGAAGGGGTAAACGCTGATGATGGAAATAGTAATTAAGATACCCGAAGATGTATATACAAGGCTTTTTGACAATGGCATACAAGACAATGAAATAGCGGTAGACGATGTATGTGAAATGGCAAGAGCATTAAGACTTGGCAAACCACTTCCAAAGCATCACGGAAGGTTGATTGATGCTGATAGAACTCTTACTATTGCTTGGCAGAACTTTTATAAGCACGAAGATGAATGGGAAAAGAAGGATGAAGATTATTTGCCTATTCACAGATTTTATGACCAACTTGGATTTGAATGTTGTCAGCAAACAATCGTAAATGCACCAACAATCATAGAAGGGAGTGATAGCGAATGACAAGTGAACAAATTAAAATTGTGAATAATATCAAGTTTAGCATTATAAATGCAATAGACAATATAGACTCAGAACAAATGTGGAAAATGTTAGAACAAGCGTATGAACAAAAAGAGCAAGAGTCTTGCGAGGATTGTATAAGCAGAGCTGAAGCCTTAAAAGCTATCGAAGAAGAAAAACAAGATTGGGGAAATACAGGTGTTGAGGCTATTGATGGATGTCTTGAAGTGGTCGGAAATTTGCCATCCGTCACACCGTCAATTCCAGACGTGGAAAATGATTTCAACCTAGGTTACAACTGCGGTTATGCGGATGCAATGATTGATATTGCAGAAAGTGAGGAGTGATATGAACAGAGAAGAAGCTATATACTATCTCAAGTCAAGTGGAATGAGTGATGAACAGATTAAATCTGTGATTGATGCTTTTACTTGTGATGATTGCATAAGCAGAGAAGAAGCTATAGGAATAGTAGCTCGTATAAAAGAAATGCACATAGATGACAGAGAACAATATCCTATAAATTATGGAACTATATGTGATATTGATTTAGCGTTACAACAGTTACCATCCGTAACACCACAGCAGAAGTTAGGGAAATGGATAGCTATGGGCGAGGGTTTTACACCGTATGAATGTTCTAAATGTGAGGCGGTTGATTTTAAGAAAAGTAAATATTGCCCTAACTGCGGTGCAAAAATGGAGGTGGAAGAATGAATTTTGATGATGCTAAGAAGATAGTTAAGAGTGAGTGTTATGCTCATAACTTATTAAATCTTGATAGAACACTTATGATAAATGAGGCACTTGATACGATTATAGAGCACGCTGAGAGACAATCTTACGAAGAGTGGTTACAAACATTCAATACAGACTCGGCAACAGAGTGCTTTACAGCAGTTCAAGAGCTAAAAAGGGGGTTAAACAATGAGCAAGTTTGATAAGACTAAATGTAATAAATGTGCATACTCAAGAAAGATGGGTATGTATATAGTATGTAATATATCTGGAGTTACTGGTGAAACTTGTTTAACACGACTAAACAGTGGTGAAACTATAGATAGGCGTGGAGAAGATTATGACAACTGTAAACTATATATGAAAGGTAAAAGAATAGATGTTGATAGATGGTCGAATTTTAAATGCTAGTTGTGAGGAAGTAATTACAGAATTACAGAGACAACTTACAATTAATCATATACCATATTTACAGAAAACAATTAATGGCAGTAGAAACATACAAGTACAATGCCCATATCACGGAAATGGGCAAGAGCGTAGACCAAGTGCAGGAATAAGAAAAGAAGATGGTTTGTTTCATTGTTTTAGGGGTGATACTAAAGTTATTACAAGAGAATATGGTGCAATAGAGATTAAGCATTTAGTTAATCATAATGTGCATATATTAAATGGTAATGGAGAATGGGAGAAAGTTTGTTTTAGTAATTATGGAAAACAATCTCTTATGAAATTAACATTATCTTGTAATACAAAAAAGAAGATTATATATGCTACTCCAGAACATGAGTGGCTAATACATAAGCGCAATAGAAAATATCAAACACAAGAGCTTAAACCAAATATGTATTTAGAGAAGTGTGTACCAAAAAATGTATGTAATGCAACATTAGACCCTCAAGGTATTATTCACGGATTTTGCTATGGGGATGGTAATAATTATGGGCATAATATGAGTTATAAAACATATTATAACAGATGTTACTTTTATAATGAGCAAGATTTAGAATTAAAGCAATACTTTACGGATGCAGTAATTAAAAAAGGTATAGCTGGAAATGGCAAACAATATGAGTATGCTTTGTTTAAATCAAATCGAAATCTAAAAAATGTACCGTCTATGAGTGAGAGTGACTCTTATTTGTTGGGATTTTTAGCAGGCTATTTTGTAGCTGACGGTAATTGTTTTAATAACAAATTAACTATATATTCCCATAAGTATGATGATTTATATAGAATACAGCAAATATGTACGAAACTCGGTATAATGTCAACAGAAATAGGTACTTCAAATATAAGTAAAGGAAAAAGGGGCTGTATAGATGTTAAAGCTGATACACACGGATATACATTAAGATTAGTTAGAAACACCATACCTGACAATTTTTTTATAACAGCAAAAGGTAGAAATTCAGTACAAAAATATACTGGTAGAAGTAGATATAAAGTTGTTAGTGTCGAACAAACTGATTTAGTAGAGGATGTATATTGTTGTATGACTACAACACATTCTTTTACATTGGAACATTTTATATTGACCGGAAATTGTTTTGCTTGCGGGCAATCTCATACATTACCGGAAGTTATATCATATTGCTTTGGCAAAGATGATATGTTCGGTAAGTGGGGTATGAGATGGTTAATAAAAAATTTTGATGCAGTAGAGATAGAGGAGAGAAAAGATGTTGAAATTGATATGTACCGTAATAACATTACCAATAAAGATAATGTTTTGGGCAATAGTAATGCTGATAAACATAGTACTTTCGTAAGTGAAGATGAATTGGATAAATATAGATATTATCATAAATATTGGGCTTCACGAGGCATAACAGATGATGCTATAATAGAGTTGTTTGATTTGGGATATGATATAGAAACTGATTGCATTACATTTCCGGTTAGAGATATAAATGGAAACTGTTTATTTGTAGCAAGAAGAAGCGTTAAGACAAAGTGGTTTAATTACCCTAAAGATGTAGAGAAGCCTTTATATGGATTATATGAGTTGAAATTGAGAAAATGGGGATATGTTATTGATTCAAGAAAAGAACATATACCTACAGAGTTATTCATTACAGAGTCTATGATAGATTGTATATTATTATGGCAATCTGGTAAGTATGCAGTAGCTTTAAATGGGTTGGGTTCAGATAAACAGATAGATACTCTAATACATTTACCAATAAGGCATTATGTGTTAGCAACAGATAATGATTATGCCGGAGAAAGAGCAAGAGCCAGACTTAGAAAAGCATTACAAGATACTAAATTAATTAGTGATATAGTATTTCCTAATCGTAAGATAAAAGATATAGGAGATTGCACTAAAGAGCAAATAGATAATATAGAGAGGTGGGAGATGTTTTGAAATATATCATAATGTGTGGTGGTCAATACAAGAAATGGGAAACACCAAGACAGCTAACTAAAATAAATGGTGAAGCTATAGTAGAGAGAACAATAAGATTATTAAAAGAAAATGGTGTAGATGATATAGCTATAAGCACTAATAATAAAGCATTTGAAGGAATAGCACCTATACTAGCACACACTAATAAGTATGTAGCTAACGGTTATGATAATTGTGAGGGTCATTGGAACGAAGCATTTTACCCTACAGAAGAACCAGCTTGTTATATATTCGGAGATGTTGTATTCACAGAAGATGCTATTACAACTATCGTTGAAACTGGAACTAGAGATATAGAGTTCTTTGCAAGTGCTCCACAATTTACTAAAGATTATATAAAGGCGTGGGCTGAGCCATTTGCTTTAAAGGTATATAATCAACGGCATTTAAGACAAGCAATATCATTATGTAATCTATATGAGCAACAAGGTTTATTTAATAGAAAGCCTATAATGTGGGAGCTGTGGCAAGTAATTAAGCATACACCACTAAATATTATAGATTATACTAATTATACAATTATTAATGATGCAACTTGTGATATAGACAACCCAGAGGATATAAAGTTGATGGAGGGTAAGTTTAAGTAATGAAATATATGATACATACTTGTGAAGCAAGATTGTGGTATGTAGAAGAATATCTTATACCAAGTATGTTGAAGCAAGGAATAAAAGAAGATGATATATATAATTATATAGATGAGAAGCACGAGGGTAACTTAGTGTCGTTTGTAGTGTCTTGTCATAAGTCATATGAGATGTGGGGAGAGCAGAATGTATGGCATATGCAAGATGATGTACTTATATGTAGTGATTTTAAGAAGCGTACAGAGGAGTTAGAGAAACAAGACGGAATTATATGCGCTTTTACTTGTTGCTATGATGACGATAATAGATTGCCTGGACCAAGTACACCTAAGAATTATATGTGGTGGAGTTTTCCTTGTATACGAATACCTAATAAGATTGCAAAAGAAATGGCTGTATGGGCTGATATATATGTATGGCGAGATAATCAATATGGCTTTTGGATACGACAGAAAAAAGGAGATGATGTAATCTTTAGAGTTTTTGTAGAGAGCTATTATCCTAATGAACCAGTATTAAATTTAGCACCAAATCTAGTAGAGCATATAGACTACTTGCTAGGTGGGTCTGTAGTTAATACACAGAGGTCACAAAAGAATGTAAGAAGTAAGTATTTTGATGAACCAGAATTAGCAAATAAATTACAAGAGGAGATATTTAAAAAATGATATTTATAGCAGGAGATTGGACTAATATTGATAACAAAGAAAAATTTGATAATGCAGAAAAGCAATTATTTGAAACCGAAAAGTATCATCAGATATATGGTACAAAATATACAGTAAATCTATTTACACTCTTAAATGAAACTGTACCAGACTTAGAGTATAAGCAACAATTAGATTTAGCATTATGCGTATTAAGTATGTGCGATATGATTTATATGCTTAAAGGATGGGAGAATAATAATGATATTAGACTCTTACACGATTATGCAGATGCTAATGGGTACAAGATAATTTATAGTAAAAAGTTTTAATTGACTTATGTATAATATCGTGATATAATCTTTATGTAATTAAGTTTACACTATAGAAACTATTGAAACTATAGAAAAGGAGAAAACGATATGAGAGTAAATGATTATTACAGACACAAGTGGAACAAGTACATCTCAAAGATTACTAATGTAACACGAAAAGAGGTAGAGCTTGTAGCTATCAATTCTGGAGTAGCTGAGACAATCAGCAGAGAGAACTTTGATATGAACTACGAGCCAGTACTTACAATCTATCAGTGGCGCAAAGATATAGAGCAGATTTATTCTTTCGCAACAAAGATATTATTTGTAGGAGATACAATTCAAGTTACTGTGGATGATAGTCGAATTGATTTTAGACTAACTAATAATCTTAATGACCAGCGACTTATCGCACACTTTACAGATGACTTGAAAGAAGCTATGGAACTTTATAGTAACACACTAGAGTTTCTAGTAGAAGATGCCGAAGAGGCAATTAAACTGTTTGCAGAGCTATGGGAAGAATAGCTTTAGCATAAGTCATAAACTATAGAAACTATTGAAAGGAGAAAAACTATGGCACGATTTAACGCAGACAATATGGACAAGTATGGTGGTCATGGAGGAACTGGTTACTTCTCACTCAAGAATGATAGAGATGTAGCCACAGTAAGATTTCTCTATAACACCGCAGATGATGTTGAGGGGTACGCAGTACACGAAGTAGAGATTGATGGAAAGAAGAGATATGTGAATTGTCTCAGAGAGTACAATCAGCCTATAGATGATTGCCCATTCTGTAAGGCAAGAAAGTATCAAGTAGCAAAGCTCTTCATACCTATGTATAATGTAGATGAAGAGAAAGTACAAGTTTGGGAAAGAGGTAAAAAGTTCTTTAACAAGCTTTCAAGCGTGCTTGCTCGTTGTGATGCAGACCCAATATGTTCACAGACTTTTGAGATTGAAAGAAATGGTAAGGCTGGTGATACTCAGACTACATATGAGATTTATCAGACAAAGGACAAGCCAGATGATTTCACTCTTGATGATTGTGAAGAGCCAATGATATTTGGTAGAATTGTACTTGATAAGAGTGCAGAAGATATGGAGTTTTATCTTGAAGAGGGTTACTTCCCACCAGAAGATGAAGAGCCGGTTAGACGAAGAAGCTCAAGGCGTGAAGAGCGTGAAGAGGAAGAAGAAAGACCTAAACGAAGAAGCTCAAGACGTACACCCTCAGATGAATTTTAAATAAGGAGATTTTAGATGGTATTATTTGATATACCGGTTAGAGAAAATAATAAGTCTAACGATAGTAAATTAGTAAAGCAATCTAAAATAGTAAGACAAGCTACCCCCTCGATAAAAGGGGGTAGTAGTCTACTAGATAGAATTACCCAGATACGAGAGTTTGTAAATAAAGTACTCGGTAAATATAAAGATGATTATATATTAATTCAAGACGAAAAAACTTTATCAGAGTATATAAGTAAATGTATTCATAATAATGTGGCATCAATAGATACAGAGACAACTGGACTTGACCCGTTATTAGATGAAATAGCAGGAATATGTATATACACACCTAATATGCCTGGAGCATATATACCTATAAATCATATGAGCTATATCACTAATACATTATTACCAAATCAATTAAGTACAGATATTATAAGCGCAGAGTTTAACAGACTTATAAATGCGCACATAGATATAATAATGTACAATGCAAAATTCGATATTAGATTTTTAAGAAATAAAGTTGGTTTACATAATATATACTGTACGTGGGATTGTTATTTAGCACAGAGACTTCTTAATGAAAATGAACCAACTAATGCATTAAAAAAGATACATCAAAAGTATGTACTTAATGGAGAAGAAGATGCATTTACATTTGAAGAATTATTTAAAGGTATTCCATTTACATTGATACCATTAAATACTGCTATGCTATATGCAGGTCACGACCCGGTAATTACATATGAGTTATACGAGTATCAAAAGAAATATATACGGGCAGACTCAGATAGAGAGGATATGCGAGATTTATATAATGTACTTATGAATATAGAGATGCCGTGTGTAAGTGTGTTAGCTGATATGGAAGATACAGGTATACTCTTTGATATGAATTATCAAAAAGAATTATCAGAGAAGTATAATAAACTACTCACAGACAAGCTAGAAGCGTTTTATAGCGACTTAAAACAGTATGATGATAAAATATTCAAGTATAAAGCTAAAACGCAAAATAACAAGCTAGATGAACGTATAAATATAGCAAGCCCAACGCAATTAGCAATACTGTTTTATGATATTATAGGTATAGATGTAATAGATAAGAAAACGCCAAGAGGGACAGGTGTAGATATATTAGAAAAAATAGATTTACCTATTGCGAAAGATATACTTGAATACCGAGCAGTTGAAAAATTAATCAATACTTATATTGATAAATTGCCCGATTGTGTAAATGAAAATGATGGTAGAATACATTGTAGTTTTAATCAATATGGCGCAAAAACTGGAAGAATGTCAAGTAGTGACCCAAACTTACAGAATATACCTAGTCATAACAAAGATATTAGAAAGTTGTTTATAGCAAGTCCTGGTTATGTGCTTATGTCATCTGATTACAGTCAACAAGAACCATCTTGTCTTGCAACATTCTGTAAACAAGCAGGTGCAGAAAATCTATTTAATGCTAGATTTAAAGGTAATGATTTATATAGTGAGGTAGCAAGTGCGTGTTTTAATGTACCATATGAAGAGTGTTGCGAATTTGATGAGCACGGACATAAAAACCCTCAAGAGTATAAAGACCGTAGAAATCAAGCAAAGCCTATATTGTTAGGTATATTGTATGGTAGAGGTGATAAGAGTGTAGCTGAACAACTTAATTGTTCACTCGAAGAAGCACAGCAACTAAAACGTAATCTATTTAAGCGTTTTCCAGAAATACAAAAGTTTGAAACAGATAGTTTGAGAATGGGTGAAGAGTTAGGCTATGTGACTACTGTATGTGGTAGGAAACGTAGACTACCAGATTTACAGCTAGATGAGTATGAGTTTAAATGGAAGAACGGAGTTGCGCCTGACAATGATTTGCTAGATTTTGATAGTGAAACTGAACAAGAAATACCAGAGCGCATTATTCGTAAATATCTTACTATGTTACACAAATGTAAATTCAATGAGAAGCGAAAGATATTTGAGCAAGCTAATAAAGAAGATATATGGATAATAGACAATGGTGGAAAGATAGCAGATGCTACAAGACAATGTGTAAATGCTAGAATACAAGGTTCTGCCGCAGATTTAACAAAACTTGCTATGATAAAACTTAATAATCATAAGAGACTTAAAGAGCTTGGGTTTAGACTTCTTATTCCAGTGCATGATGAAGTTATAGCAGAGTGTCCTGAAGAGAATGTAAAAGAGTGTTCAAAGTTATTAGCCGATGTAATGAGTAAAGCGGCAGAAGAAATATTAAAAATGCCATTTAGTTGTGATGTAGCTATATCTAAAGAGTGGTATGGAGAGGAGATTGAAGTATGAGTAAACAGTTTAATTTGTTTAATACTGTTAAAGAAGTGGATAAAAAATATACAAAGAAAGTAGAAAAACCTCAATATTTACCAAGTGAAGTAAATCCAAATTTAACCGAGTTGTATGATATGCGAAAGCATAATCAACTTATAGCTGATATTAATAAGTCTAATATCTCGGATGATGAGAAAAAGTTTTTACGATTTGCGGCTACTAGGCATATAATATTTAATTATTCAAAAATTGCCGATTACTATGCTCACGCAGATAGAGAGATGCAAGAGCTTATGGAAAAGTCAGCATTAGTTATTATAGACATTGATGATGCAATAGCAAATGGATATGTTAAACTTTCAAAAGATATTAAACAGATACTTGAGGAGAGTGGTGATGATACAAATAAGAAATAATTTTGTAGCATTTATTTTAACCCACGGTAGGCCTGATAAAGTATATACATACGAAACTTTACGAAATAATGGTTATACAGGACCAATTGTGTTAGTGTTAGATAATGAGGATAATACTATTGATGAATATAAACGTATTTATGAAAATAAACAGAATACAGCTATTTATGTGTTTGATAAATTAGATATAGCTAATAGATATGATACCGTGGATAATAGTGATGAAAGACGTTCTATTTTTTATGCCAGAAACGCTTGTTTTGAGATTGCTAAAGACTTACAATATGATTACTTTTTGGAATTAGATGATGATTATACGTGCTTTAGAAGTCGTTTAGATGTTGATGGTAAATTTGCTACAAAGTACCATAGAGATTTAGACAGCTTGTTTGAATATGTATTACAGTTTTTAGATACATCTAAAGCAGATACAGTTGCGTTATCTCAAACTGGAGATTTTATAGGTGGTATGGGTTCAAATGTATGGAAACAACAATTAGCAAGAAAAGCTATGAATTCCTTTTTCTGTGACACAAGACGACCATTTAGTTTTATTGGCAGAGTTAATGAAGATGTAAATACTTATGTAAATTTAGGAGGCAAAGGTAAGCTGTTTTTTACAATAGCTAATGCATCATTAGACCAATTGCAAACACAGGCTAATTCAGGAGGTATGACAGAGTTATATTTAAACTCAGGTACATATGTAAAGTCATTTTTTACTATAATTACAAATCCATCTTGTACTAAAATATATACAATGGGCGATAAACACAAACGAATACACCATATAATAAATTGGGAAAATGCAGTACCTAAAATCATAAGTAGTGATTTTAAAAAAGGAGAATAAAAATGAAACTGAATACGCAGATATTAAAAGAAGTAGTAAGTAAATCAATTCAAGGAGCAGGTCTTAATAATAGTATACCAATAACATCATTTATGGGTATAGTTATTGAGGACAATAAACTTAAATTGATAACAACTGATGCAACAAACTATTTTTATGCAGTTTGTGATGAAAAAATAAAGGAAGATTTTAGTATAGTTGTATATGCTGAGCAATTTGCTAAGCTAATATCTAAGATAACAAGTGAATTTACATATCTTAATATTAAAGACAGATATTTGGAAGTGAAGGCTAACGGTACATATTCACTAGAATTGCCAGTAGATGAAGATGGTGAGATTATTACTAAATATCCAGACCCATTAGAGTCGATTGATTTATCTGGAGATGCTACAGAGATAGCCCAAGATACTATATCTGATATTATTACAGTATGCAAACCGTCACTCGCTGTAGATGATAATAGTATGAAGAACTTTCCAGAGATAACAAATTATTATTTAGGTAATAAAGTTTTTGCAACTAATAGAAATGAAGTAGCTTGTATAGATAGTGAAGTGATGGATAATAGTGTATTATTGCAACCAAAAATAATTGAGTTGTTGCATATAATAGATGAAGATGCATTATATTATGAACTAACTGATGGGTCAGCATTTGTTTCAAAAAATGGAAACTATATAATCTATAGCAAACAGCCTACTGATATTGAAAACTACCCTATAGATGTGCTTAATAGATATATTGATACTGATTTTAAGAGTGTGTGCAAAGTTGATAAGAATGACTTTATAGCTCTCCTGGAAAGAATAACACTCTTTGTTGGTAAATATGATGATAGAGTTGTGAGGTTATACTTTGAAAAAGATGGCATAAGAGTAAGTAATAATGATAGAAGTAGTAACGAGCTGTTAGCTTATATAGATAGTAAGAAGTATAAGAGCTACGATTGTTCTATTAATGCAGATAAGCTTTTAAATCAGCTTAAAGCTTATAGGTCAGATACTATTGAAATCCACTATAATAATGAAGTGTGCATTAAGTTTGTAGATGAGGATGTAATTCAAATCATAGCACTTATGACAACGAATTAACTTATATAATATCACGCTGTTTATCAGCGTGATATTTTTATTTGACAATTATATTATATCGTGATATAATGTTTAATGTAATATAAAATAAGTCGAAAGACAGAAAGGAGAATATTATATGACTAGAAAAGAACAGAAACAAAAAGCACAAGACTTGATTATGCAACAACTATCAAAAATAGGTTATGGCGAAGATTATTATGAGTATGCAGATTTGTTTGATAGCAGAGAGGAAGCTGATGCTTGTTTAAGTGTTCAGATGGACAGAGTAGCGAAGTTATTCGGATATGATAGAGCTTGGTTTTGCTGAGAAAGGAGAGTATTATGTATAATGGGTAGAAAAAGTTTAAAGAATATTATTAATTTAATAGATGCTGAAAAATCAGAGCTACCAGTTGAGCAATCATTTTTAAATGATTTGAATAGGTCAATAGAGCTAACGGACGAGAAGAACTCTCGTCCCGGCTCTAAAACATATAAGCCTAGTGGTATGAATTGTATCAGACAAAGCTACTATGTAATAACTGGTGCTGGTGAAGATGAGCATAACGCTAATAGCGGTATTATAGGGATATGTGAAAGTGGTACAGATAGACACGAGCGTATTCAACAAGCTGTTATAGATATGGCAAAAAATGATATAGATTGTGAGTATATAAATGTGGCTGATTTTGTAAGACAACGAGGATTAGATGAGCATTTAGATATTGTTAAAGAGCCAGACTTTGAAAAAGGTGAGTACGAGACTAAGCTTTACCACAAGACATTAAATATGAGCTTCTTGTGTGATGGAATCATTAAATATCGTTGTCATTATTACATACTTGAAATTAAGACAGAGGCGAGCTTTAAGTTTAACGAGCGCAAGGGTGTAGATTTATCACACTATCATCAAGCTACAGCTTATAGCATAGCGTTTGGATTGGATGATGTTTTGTTCTTGTACGAGTGTAGGGATAATTGTAGCAAAAAAGCATTTATGTTACACGTTACAGAAGATATGAAACAAGAGCTGTTAAGTTATATAGAGGAATGTGATAGCTATATAAAGAAGCTAAAAGTACCGCCTATACCGGAAAATGTGTCAAAGAAAGCTTGTAGTTGGTGTAGTTATAAAGGACGGTGTAATACAGATGCATAATGAAAAAGGCATACAAAGAGGTAAGGATTTTGAGGAGATAATCAAGAAAGGTTTTCTTGCAGTAGATAATACAACTATCGAGAGAATACCAGACCCGGTATCTGGATTTATGGGGTATCGAAACATATGTGATTTTATAGCATATCATTATCCATATGTATATTATTTGGAGTGTAAGACTACACACTCGCATAGATTACCATTTACTAATGTAACATTCAATCAGAGAGTTGGACTATTAGATGTGTGTAACACTAAAGGTGTAATAGCTGGTTTGATAGTATGGTTCATACCTATGGATAAAACATATTTTGTACCTATACAAGTATACGAGAAGTATCGACTTGATGGTGTTAAGAGCTTAAATCTAAATAAGATGAACCCAGAAGAAGATGGATGGGTAGAGCTACAAGGCAAGAAGAAAAGAATTTTTTTTGATTATGATATAAGCGATTTTATTATGAAATGTAACCTAAGACAGTTAGGAGAAAGGAGTTACGATTGAAAACAGCAGAGTTAGAAAGAAATGAATATACAGAAATAAAAGATTGCCCATTTTGTGGAGGGCATAGTACATTAGCTTATAAGTCAAAGACTATAATTAAAGGAGAGTTGACATATATAACATATGTTTACTGTAATGATTGCAATAGTAGAGGCAGACGAGTTGTGTTAGAAGAAGATGGCAGAACAGCAAGAGAGTCAAGAGAGCTTGCTATAGCTCATTGGAATAGGAGGATATAATGCGTATAGATAATATTGATTTAAAGAGAATAGCAGAAACACAAGATAAAGTGGAGCAAAACTCAGCAACTATTAATAAGTTAGTTGAAGAAGTAATAGCACCATACTGTAAAGATTTGGATAAATATATATCATTTATTAGAGAGTGTCTTAAAGATGGACAGAACCCACCTACAGATGAAGAGCTTGATGATTTTGTATTGAACTTATCAACATACATATACTGGGCGAGTGGAGCTTGTGAGCAATTAGGTATTAGAGATGATATAAGTAAAGCTGTATACAAGGAAGTATATCACACTAAACGTAGTGAGCTTAATGGTGGAACAGTAGCAGATAAAGACTCTATTGCTGAATTAGAGAGTGTTCAAGAACAAATCACAAACGTAGTATATAATAGAGCTTATAAAATAATGAAAGCTAAGGTCGAAAACGCACAAGAGCTTTTAAGTAGCTGTAAAAAAGTATTAAGCCATAGGCTTAGCGAAATGTCCTTAACTCAAGTAAGTAATTAGATATTATAGGAGGTAATTAGAAATGTTAGAAACGCTAATACTATGTGGTGTGTTATGTTGTTATCCCCCGTCGGACGTACCACCAACATTTTACGCATCACAGATGATTGAGAACAAAGAATATGTAGGAGAATATGAGCTTACAGCATACATTGATACTGGTAACGCTTGCGCTGATGGAGTATATCCTTGCGAGGGTGTAACAGTAGCAAGTAATGACCCACAGCTATGGCATAAGAATATATACATTGAGGGGTATGGTGTATTCTATGTTCACGATAGAGGCGGAATGTCAAAGAATGTTATAGATGTGTTTGTAGGTTCATATGATGAGGCAATACAATTTGGAAGAAGAAAGGCAGAGGTGTACATAATTGAGCAAGAGTAAATTAGATGATGTAATGAAGGATTTTAATAAGAAGTTTAAAGCTGATTTAGTTCATACTGGATTAGCAGAATATGATTATGATAGAATACCATTTACAAGTCCTAGACTTACATATATGACATTTGGTGGATTACCAATGGGTAAGCTCATAGAGTTTTATGGTGAAGAGCACGGAGGCAAGACCACAACAGCTATGGATATTGTAGCTAATTATCAGATATTAGATGATGCTAGAAAAGTAATGTGGGTAGATTGTGAACATACATTTGATGCCGTATGGGCACACAAGCTTGCTGTAGATGTTGATAGTTTAGTTATGTTTGAGCCAGAAAATCAAAGCGCAGAGGAGATATTTAATTTTGTATTAGAAGCTATGGACACCGGTGAATTGGGTTTAGTAGTAATTGATAGCTTTGGTGTAATGGTATCTCAACAAGCTTTGGATAAAGATTTGACCGAGAAAACATATGCAGGTATATCTAAAGCTCTTACAGATTTTGGTGGAAGAGCTGTAGGTATATGTAATAAGAATAAATGTACTTGTATAGGTATAAATCAGTTAAGAGATGATTTTAATAGTATGTTTGGTGGAACAAAGACAGTAGGTGGTAGAGGTTGGAAACACGATTGTTCAGTACGACTTGAATTTAGAATGGGCGAATATGTTGATGAGAACAATAAGAAGCTTACAAGAAGTGCAGAGAACCCAGCTGGAAATAAAGTACTTGTTACAATGAAAAAGAACAAAACTTGTCCACCAACTAGAAGAACTGGATTTTATACACTAAAGTATCTTGAGGGTATAGACTATTTAGCTGATTTAATAGAAGTAGCTATGAAGTATGGTATAGTTGATAAATCTGGAGCTTGGTTTAATATCATAGATATAGATACTGGCGAGATATTAGTTGAGAAGATACACGGTCAAGATAATGTAAAGGAGTATCTGTTAGATAACCCAGAAGTATTAGCTAAAATAGAGCAATTAATTACAGACAGGTTAGACTCAGACGAAGTAAGTCTTGAGATTGAGGACGAAGAGTGATAATATATAAGTGGTTTCTGTTAGACCTCCTAGTCTAATCATACTTAGCGCATAGTCATTTGGTAGGTGGCTATGCGTTTTTAATTTTAAAAATTTTTATAATTTATGTATTGACAAACATTATATAACGAGTTATAATGAAGAAGAGTTAAAGATTAGCTCACGACATTACATATAGTAAAGAAAGGAATAAAGATATGTTTAAAACAACAAGAAAGAAAGCAAGAACATTAATACTCAATTTTGCAAATAAGTATGCAGGTAAGGAGATTGAAACAGATAAGCTTACAGATATAGAATTGTATTCAGCCTCACTTGCAGAATGTTATCTCAGAATAGATGCATTACTTGGATATGATGGAGATGTAAATACAGTATTAGATAGAGCTATTGAGTATGCAGAACGCCAGAGAGCAGAAGATTATAAGACATTTAAAGCAGACCATAAAGTAATTTCAATTTTAGCAGAAGGAGAACACGTAGATGCTTAATATGATAAAAAATTGGGAAGGTTCTGTAATAGTCAATGATAAAGAGTATAAATCAATCAGAGATGCTGAGAGCGTTTTTAAGAGCATTTCAGATGATATACATATAATTCTAAAGTCTAATCAGAAAAAAGCAAATACAAGCGTGCTAGAAGTGTCAGAACGTGATATAGAATATGAGATTGAAGTAAAAGCATATATGACTAGAAAAGCTACAGCAGATTTTGATTTTATGCTTAAATGGAATAACGACAACCCAATGCCTATGAGAATAATGCAGGGTACAATCGAAAAAGAGACTCGTGGAATGTATTATATGAAACTACACGGATTAGCAAGACCTACAATCACTTGCTACTGTTGTGGAAAAGAACTTACAAACCCAATCTCAAGACACTATGGTATTGGACCTATATGTTTAAGTAAGCTCGGTATAGTAAGAGATATTGATGATATAGATGGTATATCAGATGAACTTGTAAATATTGAGTGGGAAGGCTGGATAATAAAGAGTAGCATTTTGAAAAAAGAGTTGATTTAATTATGTAACCATACCCAAGGATATAGATTTGGAAGGAAATAACTGAAAGAAAGGAGGTGACAGAATGAGTAGTAAGTTAAATTATATACCACGTATTGAGTCATATGATGATATAAGAAATGAAATGCAAAAGGATTTAAACTATAGATTAACTTCAAGAACAATAAAAACTTCATTAGGCAGACCTTTATATTACAGAATAAATGTGCAGTTAATACTTACTCAGGAGTGTCCTTATAATTGTCCATTCTGTTTAGAAAGAAAACATCCTATGCAGGGTAATAATGATTTTGATGCACAACTTAATTCTTTGCAAAGTATCTTAATAGAACATCCTGATGCACGACTCACAATTACAGGTGGTGAACCTGGATTATATGTAGAGCAGGTCAAAAATATAGTAGATATGTTCAAACAAAATAGTAATAATGTATTTTGTTCAATTAACACATCTGGATTTGACAGTAGTTTGAATGGTATTGCACATATAAATTTATCATATAATGATTATGTACATAATAATCCAGATAAATTTCCTAATTGCACCTTGCAGACGATATTAGAAAATCCGACTATTGATTACATTAAAACTTTTATGAATACAAGGAATCCAAAAAGTTTCTCATTTAGATTTTTAAGTGATTTAACTAAAAATGAATATCCGATTGATATATGGAATGATTTACAATCAGATAATGAGATAAAAGTTAATACTTTTAGAATTGGAGACTTCTTTGTTTATGCTACATTTGATTATAATAATAAACACGCAAGATTGACATTAGGAGATATGTGGCAACAGCAACATAATGATTATAAAGATGGGTATTCGAATATTATAATACATCCAGACGGTAAAATTGGAATAAATTGGAATTGAAAGGAGGTAGAAGTATGAAACCTACGAAAGAGCAATTTAAAGAGTATGTAGCAATACGTGATAGTGGAGTAACTAATATGTATGATGTTGGATATATTGAGAATATATCAGTAGAAGGACTTAATAAAGATATATGTATCTATATAATGCAACATTTTAGTGAACTTGCAAAAGAATATGAAGTAGATGTATAGAAAGGAAAGTAATATGGTTCAAAAAATGCAAATAGTAAACTAACTAAGGAGCAAGTTTTTGAAATTTATGAAAAAATGAATAGTGGTGTAAATTATAAAGAAGTGTGCAAAGAGTATGGCATAGGACAATGTTGGGCATATAAAATAAAAAGAAAGGAGCATTGGGCATTTAATGACGAACAATAAAAAATCAACACGATATTATAGTGGTAGGCAAGAGCGTAAAGTGGCAAAAGCTTTAAATGGAAAATTAGTAGCTAATAGTGGTGCGAGTGATTTTGTAGCTGGTGATGTAACTACAGATTTATTCTTATTGGAATGTAAAACTTGTGTAGATAATAAAAAGTCATTCAGTATTAAGAAAGAGTGGCTGGATAAGAATAAAGAAGAGCAATTTGCTATGGGTAAAGATTATTCAGCACTCGTGTTCAATTTTGGACCAGATAGCGATAACTATTATGTAATAGATGAAAAGCTATTTAAGACACTTAATAAACTATTAGAATTTTTAGAAGAGGAGAACAAAAATGATTGATGTAAAGTTGGATAGAAATAAGATAATGAAGTTTGAGTGTGAAGGAACAGCTCACGATTTAGCTGTAGAAGTTGTATCTATGATACACAGCTTGTATTTAAACATTCGTGAAGAGAATTTAATAGGAGCTACAGAATTTAGAGATTGTATCGAAAGTGCAATTTCTGAGAATATCGTATTTGTGGATAGTGAAACACTTGCAAAGCGAATTAATGATAAGTTTGTAGAAATGTTAGGTAATGTAAGTGATGAAGAATTAGGTAGTATGTTGAAAGAAATATTTATGGATAATATGGATAATGAAGAGGAGGAAGTTGAAAATGAGTACTAAGCTTGGATTAGCATTAGTTAAGTATAGATATGGTGGATATATGCATCTATATGAAATACCAATATATGCTTCACTTGAAGTTGGGGATAAAGTGTATGTTGAGGGTTTTGAGGGGGTTGCAGAAGTTGTTTCTGTGTGGAATAGCATATACTTAGACTCCGGTGACAAAGAAGCATTTGATATGATAATGGCGGCTTGTAATGCTAGATTACCGTTGCCAAAAATAAAGTCTAAATTAATATTATCAGATTTTAATTATGAGGAGGATTAAAGATATGGCAAGAACTACAACTAAATCAAATGAGGTACTTAGACATTTAAAGAACAACAAGACAATAACAAGTATGGAAGCTATTGAGCTTTATGGAGCAACAAGACTTTCAGCAATCATATTCAATCTTAGAAAACACTATGACATTGATATGATATGGATGGATGGTGTTGACAGATATGGAAACCCAATGAGATATGGTAAGTATATATATAAGGGGGAGAGATAAATGAGTAATGAAGAAGTAATTGATATGCTCAATAATCTTGCTAGTGAAATGGCAGATAAAGTACATAGATTAAAAAATACTGATACAATAAATGGTTTATTAGGTGGTATTGCTATTGTGCATAATAAGATTATAGAATTAGGTGGAGAAATAAAGGAGATAAAGTAAATGGCTAAAATCGCATTAGCAGTAAAATATCGCCCCGATAATTGGGATTCAGTTGTTGAGCAGGATAGCACTAAAGTTATCCTGCAACAGCAACTAGAAACTGGAGAATTTCAACATTCATACCTGTTTGTAGGTGGAGCTTTACATAAGCAAATAAGCGTGTTATAATATACTTATCAAATTATAAAAGGAGATTAGTTAGTATGATAGGTATTTATAAAATTGAAAATTTATACAACAACAAAGTTTATATTGGACAATCTGTTGATATTGAAGCTCGTTGGTATTCACATATAAAATCATTAGAGAAAAATGAACATTCAAATAAACATTTACAAAATTCTTGGAATAGATATGGTAGTGATGTTTTTATATTTACAGTTTTAGAGGAATGTAGTGAAGATAAGTTAACTGATAGAGAGCAGTATTGGATAGATTATTATGGAGGTATTAACTCAAATCAAAACTATAATAATCGCGAAGCAGGCAATAAGGGACACTTATCAAGTGAAACTAAAGAAAAGTTACGTGAAATAAATTTGGGTAAACCTGCGTGGAATAAAGGTTTAACTATTGAGGATGATAGAGTGCGAAAATATGCAGACAGTTTAAGAAATAGTCATTTATCTGATGAAATGAAACATCGTATTAGCGAAACTGTAAAAAAGCGACATAGAGAAGGTGTATATGATTATACAGAAGCTAATCGTAAAAAGATGGAAACACGAAAGCGTAATGGTACGGTTAGAAAAGACAAAGGTGTAAAAAGAGGACCTCGTGACCCAGAAGTTGGAAAACATATCAGTGAGGCTAAACGAAAGGCAAATGAGCGTAAACGGGAATTAGGTTTACCATTAAGAAATCAAGAGAAAAAACCTATACCTATGAAAACATCAATATGTACCGTATGTGGTAAAGAGTTTCAACAACGTAAATGTAGATATAATAAAACGTGTTCTAAAGAGTGTCGATATAAACAAATGATAATCAAAAGAGAGGATAATAAAGAATGAGAAGTGAAACACTGGCTGTAAAATATAGACCTAAAATTTGGGATGATGTTTGTGAACAAGACTCCGTTAGAGTTATATTACAACAACAATTAGAAACTAATTCATTTCAACACGCATATTTGTTCTGTGGGTCAAGCGGAACTGGAAAAACTACGTGTGCGAGAATATTCGCAAGTGAGATAAATAAACACGAAGGAGCACCTATAGAGCTGGATGCGGCTAGTAATAGTGGTGTAGAAGATGTAAGAAATATAATTCAGCAAGCTAAGACTAAAAGTTTGGATAGTGAATATAAAGTGTTTATTATAGATGAGTGTCATTCATTAAGTAATACAGCGTGGCAGGCATTTTTGAAGCTTATAGAAGAACCGCCAGCAAAGTCAATATTTATATTCTGTACAACTAATCCGGAGAAGATACCAAAGACTATACTCAGTAGAGTACAGAGGTATGATTTTAAGAGAATAAGTCAAAAGGGTATTGTGAATAGATTAGATTACATACTTGAGAATGAACGTGGTGAAGATGATGCACACGATATAGATGCATTAGAATATTTAGCAAAGTTAGCCGATGGAGGTATGAGAGATGCTATAACTCTTATGGATAAATGCCTATCATATAGTCAAGACCTAACTATGGATAATATAATTGATGCATTAGGTGTAGCTGATTATAGTACTATGATGGACTTAGTATCTAACATAATTCAGAATGATGCAGAGCGTGTTATAAGGACTATAGAAGAGATACATAATGATGGAAAGGATTTAAAGCAATTTATAAAGCAACTTTTAAATTTTGTCCTGGATATTAAAAAGTATGCAATACTTAAATCATTTGATTATGTGCAGTTACCATATAGTGTCGGTATTGAAGAATTTTTAGAAACTATGTCAGATGAATTTGATAAGATAAGTGGTTTATTGGATTTATTGATTAAGATAAATTCAGAAATAAGATATGATAGTTCACCAAAATATATGATAGAAGCTTGCATCCTTAATTCTATTGATATATAATAAAATAAAAACAAGGTGTTGGCTATGAGTAAATATTGTGTCTATGTTCATATAACTCCATCTAATAAACTGTATATAGGTATTACGTCTAAGAAACCTAAAGACCGTTGGGGAATTGATGGTATTGGCTATTTTGAACAAATGTTCTATCGAGCAATACAAAAGTATGGTTGGAATAATATTAAACATATAGTATTACTTGAAAACTTATCAAAAGAAATGGCTTGCGAATGTGAGAAATATCTTATAAATAAATATCAGACTAATAATTCTAACTATGGGTATAATCTTACAGATGGCGGTGACGGATTATTTGGTTACACACATTCTGCTGAATCCAAACAAAAAATGAGTGATGCTCATAAAGGTCAAATAGCCTGGAACAAAGGAATACAAATGTCTGATGAGTTTAAAGAAAAATGTAGAAAAAATAATTTAGGTAAAGTATTATCAGAAGAAACACGTAGAAAAATGAGTAAAGCAAATAAGGGAAAGTCACATAATATTTCAGAAGAAGGTCGGCAACATATAGCAGAATCTCATAAAGGACGTAAATTTTCAGATGAAGCGAAAGTACATATTAGTGAATTACGCAAGGGTAAAAATAATCCATTCTATGGTAAAAAGCACACGGCTGAAACTTTAGAAGTATTGCGTAAGGCTTCAACTGGAAGAGAGTTTTCACAAGAAGCAAAGGATAAAATTAGTAAAATTCATAAAGGTAGAATTAAATCAGATATTGAGCGTGAACATATACGGCAGTCAAAATTAGGGCATAGTGTATCAGAGGAAACTCGTAGAAAAATAAGCGAATCTCATAAAGGTAAAAAATTAAGTGAAGAAACTAAACGTAAAATGAGCGAAGCACATAAGAAAAGAAATATGAAAGTTTAAAGAGGACGGATAAATGATTGGACAGACTAAACTATTAGATATAATAACACGACAGATTGAAAGTAATAACTTTCCAAGATTTAGTATCATAGTAGGTACTGAGGGTAGCGGAAAGAAAACCTTGTCAAAAGCGATAGCATATGCACTTAATTGTCATTATGTATTAATTGACCCTAAAGTAGATGCTATACGAGATATGATGAGAAGTGCTTATAGTGTAGCAGAGCCAACTTTATATGTAATACATTCAGGTGATACTCTTTCAGTTTCAGCAAAAAATGCCTTATTGAAAGTGTGTGAGGAAACACCAAACAATGCATATATAATGATGCTAGTAGAAGATATAACAACAGTATTAGATACATTATATAGTAGAGCTGGAAGATATTATATGCAACCATATTCAACAGTTGAAATATTAGAATACGCTAATGTGGATAATAGTATAGCTGATATAGTAACAGATTTATGTGAAACTCCTGGAGATGTAAATATATTAAACTTTATTGGTGCAGAAGAGTTTTACAGCTATGTTGAAAAAGTCGTGGATAATGTAGCAGATGTTTCTACAGCAAACGCTTTGAAGATAGCAAATCAAATTGATGTAAAGGGTAATGACTCCAATAAGTATGATGTTAAGTTATTTTTGCGAGCGTTTAAATCAATTTGTGGTAAAAGATTAATGCAGAACATAGCAGAAAATGGAGATATAGTTGAAAGAGAACATTATTCTAGTGGAATTAAAGTAGCTTCAAATTCATTATCACAATTAAACATTGTTGGAATAAATAAGGGTGCGCTGTTCGATATATTTATATTGAATATTAGAAAGGAATGGTGCTGATGGAAGTACAAGAGTTAAAGAAGCTCATTAAAAATGATAATATACCAAACTTTCTGATATTTACCGGTGATGAGTGGAAGATACAACAAGAATATATAAAGCAGATAGCAAAGGTAAAGAAGCTATCAATTAGTTATGCAGAAGATATAGATGTAGTGTGGAATGAATTAAAGGCTCAATCATTGTTTGGTTCTGATGTATTATATGTATTGCGTGATGATAAAGAGCTTATGACAAACGAAAAGATATACTCAAGACTTAATGATGTATTGCGTAATAATATGCTCATATTAGAGCTTACAAGCGTTGATAAGCGACTTAAAATACTAAAGACGTATAAAACATCAACTTTTGAATTTGAAGCTCTAAATGAAGCTGTATTGAAGCGTTATATACAGAAAGAAATAGACTTGAATGATAGAAACTGTGAGATACTTATGGAGATATGCGGATACTCATATGGGCATTGTCTATTAGAGATTGATAAGATAAAGAGATATGTTAATTATTTAGGTCCAGCACCAACTCAAGACGGAGTATTTCAAAAGTTATTAGAAGATGGAACAATCTATGTACCACCTAGAGATACATTATGGGAATTTATTAAAGCATTTCTACAGAATAAACCTAAATTAGCTTATGAGCTGTATCAAGATTTAAAGGAATTAGAAACACCGACTCTATCAATTATATCTAATCTATATAATAATGCAAAGCAAGTGTTACAAGTGCAAACGTGTACAAGTAAAGATATATCAAAATCTACTGGACTTATAAGCTGGCAGATAAGAAATGCTAAAGAGTGCATTAATAGATTTAGTACTAGAGATTTGGAGGTATTACTGAGATGGCTACAACGAATAGAGCGTGATATAAAGACGGGGTTATTAGATGAGAAAATAGCTATTGATTATTTATTTAGTGTGTACTTTTAGGAAGTCATTAAAGTTCGTTGTACGTTGACAGTTTAGTTATATCGTAGTATAATGATTATACTGACGTATTTCATTAGTTGCGTGTATGCATGAGGTGTGCTTTGAGCTGGTGGGTTCGACTCCCACACACGCAAGTGGAGTGGCTATCCGTTCACCACTTAATGTAGAGTGTACAATCTACATTTAGCAAAATAATGCAACGAGGCGTTACGTTTAAGGTAGGTTAGCAGACAGGACTTGGGATAACCTCCAATCTGTACAGAGCGTCTGTGAGTTGCGTCACTGCGGTGGAAAACTCACACATAGGGGTATCGCCAAGTGGTAAGGCATATGATTTTGGCTCATATATTCGTAGGTTCGAGTCCTACTACCCCCGATAAGGAGAATAAAATGGAACAGTTATATAACAGATGTTTAAGGTGCAATAGAAAACTAAAGACAGAAGAAGCTAGAAAAATTGGATACGGTAAAGTGTGTTTAGAAAAATCTAAACACTCAAAACATACAATAAATTTATTAGAGGTGGGGAATGAAAAGAGGCAAAAGACTAACTAGAGACCAGAAAGCAATCGTATTGGGAAATGGGTTAGACCCTAAAGACTATATGTTTGCATACACAGTAGATGAGCATAACATAAAGGTAGTTAATATACATACTGGAATTGAGACTTTAGTTAATGTACATAAGAAGCAAAAGAGAGTTTGAATTAGTTTACATAATATGTTAAACTAATAGAGGGGAGAATAATATGGAAAATGAAACATTGGCAACTGAAATGTTGAAAGAGCTTAAAACAACTTCCAGAAGATGGTTTATTGCATTTATAGTAGTAGTGTGCTTGTGGTTTGCTACAATTATAGGTTTTGTTTGGTATATAACTTTACCTATCGAAGAGACTACATATACACAAACTGTTGAAGATGCAGAGGATAATGATATTACTCAGACTATTGGAGGTGAGATTGATGGCGAAAGCGACACAGACAGTAAAGAAGAAGAGAAGAGCGACTAGAACAAGAGGCGGAAAAAGAAAAGGTCGTAGATAATGGCAAGTAATATAAAGACAATTAAAAAACTACAGTTGGCAATCAATACAAACTGTCCGTTTAGAATACTTTATACTACTAATCAATTCTACTCTGTGGATAAACAAATGCCAGTAACCAAGTATTGCCTTAGAAAAGCTGAGATTAATTACGATACTCATAGAAGCGATAGCGTGGAGATATTTAGTACTTATTCTCAGCTTCAAATAATACTCTATTTAAGAGATTTATGGTATACGTGGTTAGGTAAAGAATTACCTACAGACAACGAGTTGTGGGAGAATATAAAGATACGAGATAAAATAACTTATGAGGATGTGATTAAGTGAAAGAAGATAAGATTGCTAGACTTTCCAAAGATATAGTGTCTAAGTATGAGCTTGGAAAAAAGCCTAGAATTAATAGCTATAATACAGATGCAAAACCAATAACTCAGACAGAAACTTATAGAACTGGATATGTAACACATAATATGCATCCTTTAACATTTAGGGAAGCACGTTTCATAGATGCATATATGGTAAATTATGATGGTAAAGAAGCTGTACAAAAAGCCGGATTTAAAGTAAAAGATATAGCTGGTAAGGCTCGTAAACTATTAAAGACAGATTATATATTGGATGAGATAGCATATAGAACAGAGATATATGCGAGTGAATGTATAGCAGATAGACAAGAAGTATTAGAATACTTTACAGCGGTAATGCGTGGAGAAGTTAAAGACCAATTTGATTTAGATGCGCCACTATCAGAGCGTACAGCCGCCGCAAGAGAATTAAAGAAAGTACTTATAGATGATGTTGAGCGTGGAAAACAAACACAAGCTCAACAAGTAGTAGTAAATATAGATATGAGCAGGAATGAAGAACCAGATACAGTAGTAGATATACAACAATTATCAGATTAAAGCACTTTTATCCATATTGCTTTTTCCTTCTAAGAAAGACACACTAGCCCCACCTAGTGTGTCTTTTACTATGTAAAAAATTTTCACTAAGAGTCGGAGTCATTATAGTTCGTTGCACGTTTACGCTCGCACGTATATATAAAAAAGTGGTCGACTCAAAAAACATATGAACCGGTGCTCATATGTTTTTTTTACTTTGGAAACAATTTTGAAAACGTGCAAAAAGCTAGTATTTTAGCGCGTTTACAAGCTTTTTAAAGCGATTTTTTGCATTTTTTCTACTATTATATACACGCACACAAAAACACGCTAAAAAACGCTTATACGAGCTTGGAAAATAGCTATGACAGAATTTTGATATAAAATGACAGAATTTTGATATTTACAAGTTTTATTGTCCAAACTATACTATACTTAAAGAATATATCACGACATTAGTAGTTGGTAGGTTATAAATTTCAAAAGAGGAGAGGTACTACTACTGATTATTAAAATCTAAAGTGATAAAGGAAAGGAGATAAATAAAATGATAATTAAGTATTCAAGGATTGATAGTTATAAGGTAAGAAATAAATGTATACAGCAAGACTGGTACACCAGAGGAACCTGTGAAGAGTATACCAATATGTTAAATTGTCTATGCTGTGCAGAGCACTTTGACGATAAGTTAGGAGTATTGGTAGAGTCATATGCATTTAATCCAGCAGAGCTTGTTGACCAGTTAGAGATTGTTGCCAATGATATATACGAACATTCTAACCCAGATAGATGGGAAGGATATGATGACAATCCTATCTTAAATATAATGTTTGAGCTGGATGCTGATTGTGTAGTTAGTTGGTTTGAGGAAATATAAATCTTTAAAAGTTGTCCTATCAGACTTACCGGGGAGAAAGGTGATTATTATGTATGGAGAACCTAATGTATATGAATATGCAAAAGCTTTGGATGAGGCAGATAAAAATGCCAGCACAGAATATTGTAGAGTATCACATACTAATATAGGTTGGGTTGGATTGTTTGTGTATACTCCGCATAGAACATATAGTTTAGTGCGTGAAGGATATTGGAGAGATACCTACTACACTATACACGATACGGGAAGACCTGGAAGCTTTGGTAAACGGTTAGTTGATGTAAAATTTAATACTAAAGAGGAAGCTTTAGCTTATATGGAATCACATAATATGTGATGACAGAAAATTGATATAATTGACAGAAATTTCTTATATACAAGATATTCTTACCTAGATACAATTAAATCATAAAATAAATCGTTTTAAGTTGTGCAGAGCACAACAGAAAGGAGAAAATATGAAAACAACAATAATTAAAGGAAGTACAAGAAGAGGACAGGAGCTTATTAAAAGAGCTGAGACAGATTTAGGAAGAAGTCTGTATAATGTTTATACAACATTCTCCCAGAAGAAGGCAGAAGCATATGAGGATTGTCTCAGAGAAAAAGTTGAGGACAAAGGAGATAATTTTAGAATTATCTCAGCAAGTGGATATAAGTTTTCTGTAGCTTGGGAATTCTCATTTGAAGGACACGAAGCTACAAAGATTAGGACAGCGGATAATACATATGTGGTACTACTTGATGAGTAGTAAGAAAGGAGATTAGCTATGACTAAACAGGAGAAGCAATATTATCTGGAGAAGGAATATGTTGGGTATTATTCAGGATATTCGGGAATTGAAATTAAGGAAATTCAGTATGGTATAGATGATTATATCGTATTCGTAGCTGGAGCTTGGTGCAGTAATAAGTCTGTACATAGGAGCAAAGTTCATTATACAGTTGGATTAAAGTCTCCTTACGGGGATGCCAGAGCGTATTTCAGATATAACGGAAATCGTATATATCTGGATGAGTGTATCAGAGCAGGAATGTAAGGAGGTGATGTAGTGTACATAACTAAGGAAGTTATTGATAATATGTATATGGGATTTGATGCAGAGCAAGGAAACTTGTATGAATACAAATCGTCCAGAAGTAAAGAACAGCATATTCCTGAAGAGAATAGGGAATATTATATCACCTTACATTATGCAAAATGGTTATGTAGGCGTATATTGAAGATGCTAAAAAATGGAGCACAAATAACTCCAGAGGTTCTTATAGACTCTTTACAGCGTACTAATTGGATAACAGCCAGTTATGATAATAAGGCAGAGTTTACAAACTCTGGATTGTGTAAAGTGCTGATGATTAAAAAAGTGCCAAAAGATAACGAGTATAAGAAGCGTTTTGAATTATTGGATTTACAGGCAAGTTATATGGCAAAAGGTTCACGTTTAGTGTGTGACTTATTAGATGATAATTTGGAATATAATAGAGTAACTTTTGATAGATATGGAAATGTGAAAAAGGAGGCTAAAAAATGCCAGGATTAATACTTACAATCATAATAAGTTATATAGTATATAAGGAAAATATAATAGGAAATCTTCTAGCTCTTTGCGAGCTAGAAGAGACTCATAGGAATAAGTATAGATTGAAGGAGGATTAAGATATGTCAGGATTTATTGATGATGGGTATGATATTTGCCAAATTGTACGTAGGGTAAAAAATGAAGCAGAGAATGTAGAGCAAATGGCTGAAATTATAAATGCGGAAATTTATGCTTACCATTTCTTTAAAAGCACACAACATCCATATTTTGTGAATATGTACGATATTCCGAAAGTAGTAGATGATTATGTAATAGTTGGAGAATTTTGGGAAACGGAAGAAGATATGGAAGATACAGCAACTGGATATATTATGTTAAAAGACTATATGAAAAATGGAAAATATTATGCATCCTATTATAAACAGTACAAAATGGAAGCATAGCAGAAATTTGATATAAAAGACAGAATGTTGAGATTTACATTCTGTCTTTTCCAGCTTATAATACAATTAGAAATAAACAATAGATAACGATATTATGTTATCAAAGAAAGGAGCTAAAATATGAAAGTAGTAGTTAAGGATTATTCAGTAAGAGGAAGACACTTTGTAATAGTAAAGCATCAGGATTTATTCTGTGCAGTTGAGGATAAGTACATTGATGAAAATGGAAAACTTAACAAAGCGTTAAGAGGAGTAGAATTACATCCAGCAGATAAGTTGGAAGATTGTCTCAATTATGTTAAGGATTATGTGGAAGTTGAATATCTAGTAAGTCAAGGACATTCCAGAGCAGAAGCGTTCTGTATATATTGGGACAGAATGGATATGTTAGCTCAGGTGGAAGAAGTAGTTGGGAGGGATTAATATATGGCAAGATTTGTAAGAGACTTAGCTCCAGCAGAAAAGCTGGAGCTATACAAAAAAGTTAAAGGTTATTGCTTATTTGAAGGAATTTTTGTAGGAGCGTTTATGTTCACTATGAAAAATGTTTTGGACGAACAAGTGAAAATAGTTAGAAACATATTAGATGAGGAAATGGTTGTAAATTATATGGAAGTATATAAAGATTATAGTTATGGGAGGTATTAAGATATGGGATATTATAAAAGACATTATTCTGGAAAAAGAAATAAAACAGTAAAACGCTCTATAACATTTGAGGAATGGTTAAAGAAAATTCATAATCTAACATATAAAGATTATTTGGAATTAAATGAGTATCAACAGACAGCTCTAAGATTGGAATTTAGAGGATGGTAGTATTGTATAATTTGCACAAAAAGTCGGAAAAATTAAAAACCGGGCTTTTTGTGCATTTTTACTATATGACAGAATTTTGATATAATTCGCAGAAATTTGCTATATACAAGCATATATTACCAGGCTATAATATAATTAGAAATAAAGAATAGATAACGATATAATCTATCAAAGAAAGGAGAAATAATATGTATTTTACAAGTGATGAGGAAATGAGAATGAGATGGATAGAGGTAACAATAAAGAATAATCCTGAATTAGGATTATCAGTAAACTATTATGTTGATAATGGAAATAAATGTGATGTATGCAAGCACAACGAACCTTTCCTTCGTTGCTTAAAGATAGAGAGTGCGTGGGACGTAGTGTGCGGAATAGTTAGATATATGGAGGAGGTATAATATGAGTTATATAAGGAAAACATATGATGTATATGATTTAGTTACAGATTATGGATATGGTCCAGAAGCAGAGTGTACCTATAATACTAGAAAAGAAGCTTATGAAGATTGGAAAACATATATGAATGAGAAGAAAGCAGGATATTTACCACAGCTTATATCTTGTACGATAAGAACCAGAAGAGTTAGAAAGGAGAATATGTAATGACAGAGTGGAAAATATATTGGTTGAGTAATTGGCATATGATAGATGAGTATGAGGAATGTGTTGATAGACGAATAGTTGGTAAGGAAGAAATTCATGATTATGTAATAAACAATGACCCATACCTAATAAGCTTTTTAGTGGATAAAAAGTATCTATCAGCAAAGCATAGATATTTGGTAGACGGAGATTTTGGTTTAGTACGAATATATGAAAATGGAATACCGGTACTTGAATTACAATTGGTAAAAGAGCAGGATGTATAAAGATTAATTAGGAGGTAAGCATATGGAATTATCAGTAAAAAGATTGCAGAACGCGTTGGATTATTTTATAGATGGTGGGAATTATCAATATTATCCTACAAAGTTTATGTTTGATTATAACTCAGATGAGAAATATGGGTATGTTTGTTATGAAGCTCATTATGTTTTCAGAGTGGAGAAAGAATTATTGCCGAAGGTATTAGGAACAGATTTGCTCCCTATGATAAATAAAGAAGCTCCATTAGAAAGACTTATTGCGCATACAGCCGAAGAGCGTGGGCATAAAGAAGTGTTCATAGAGGAAATATTTGAGTTAGATAAAAAGCGAGTAGTACGATTTACAGATGGTAAAAAAGCAGATATATGGATTAATGCTCGGTTCTTTGAGCAATTCTATAATAAACCTGTAACAAAGAAAGTACCAGATAATATAACATTCACAGCCACAGTAAATAAGCAAAACAAGTCGGCGGTAATAATGTGGGAGAATGATGAAGCAATAGCTATGTTTTTACCTATAGCACATAAAGAAGATAAAGAAACAATACTAAAGAAAAGAGGTGAATAATAACAATATATAATCCTGAACAACTTCGGCGGGATAATAAAGATAGTAGGATAGATAGTTAGTATATATAAAAAACTAATATAATCTATCCTATTATATTACAATATACAAGATATAATAAATAAGTATATAATAATAGATAAATATCCTCATTGAGAGATTAAACACAAGGACACAGGAAACCTTAGAAACAGACAGCAAGCGAGTTAATGTTCCACGTGAAACATTCAAGCATACCGCTCCACACATATGAGTTTCTACTATTATATATAGCGCAATTTGGGAGCGGGATTTATAGTAAGATTACAAGACAATGTTCCACGTGAAACGCTATGTGTGTATTTAGGGAATTGGATTTTGGAGCGGGGTGCAAGATAGAGATGTTCCACGTGAAACATTTTAGAAAGCAAAAATAATTTGGCTATTGGTCGAAGTCATTAAAGTTCGTTGCACGTGCGTGTAATATAATAAGGGAGCGGACCTTCTACCCCGCTCCCAGACTGGTTGACATAATGTGAAAATCTCAAGTTTACATAATTCTGGAAAAATAGTTCACATAATATGTTCATAACATACTCCTCTCCCGTGTTCGTGAACACGTTGCACATAGTTTTTATTATATAATTATAGCTGGGAGTTTACATAATATCAATATCAATTATCTGTCTTTTATATCAATTATCTGTGGGAAAATGAGTGCAGAAAATTGATATAAATGACAGAATTTTATAGCAGATTTTTAATATAAATGACAGCATTATTATATACTTATACTATTTCCAGATGTATAATGTATACATAGAAAACAAAAGAAAGCGGGTGATTATATGAACACACAAGCATATATACAGTTGAATAGATTAGCTATAGCACAGCTAACAACAACAAAGAAAATAAATGAAGAGCTTGCAAGTGTTTTAACAATCACTCAAAGCTTTACAACAACAAATTTTATAAAGTCACTACAGACTATAACAAGAGAAAGTGAGAAAAGACTATGACAAAGAAAAATTTTAAAGAGACAGCTACACTTGTAGGAAAGAAAGCAATCGAGCACAACACAACAAATCTTGTAACATTAACAAAAGAACAAAAGCTTGAGATGAACTATAATAGAATTCTTGAGACACTCGCAAACTATGACAGTATCACTTATAAGAACTACGACAAAAAACATAAGTTTACAGTACAGATTGAAAACACAAACAATAACTTGCTTGAGATATTCTATACTACAAAAGATAAGTTTCATATCTGTACAAGAGTAAATCTCAGCAAGTACAACAAAGAGCGTGCGCAATATCACGAAAAGTGGGATATGTTCTGGGATATTTACACAAACACAAGCGCAGAGCTTGACACTATAATCGAATATATTTTCAACGAGCTTGAAGTACTAGCACAGTAAGTTGACATAATATCCCCCACTCGGGAAAAATGAGTGGGGGGATTTTTTTGCTCTGTCCGTCCCTTACTCTCAAAAAATACTGAGCCCCTCTAAGAATGTATTGCCCCAATTTTTCTAAGTATTTTATATTCTTGTATTGTCAAAATTTCTATGAGTCTTGATTTCTTGTATTGTCGGAATGTTTAACGTGAAACATCTTGCGCTAGTTTACATAATGCGTTATACTATGTTTATGGGAGAATAAGAAGATGATAGATATAAAGATTAAAGATTTGATAATACCCGCCTATGACGAGGTTTTTAAGGATATTATGTCTCATAAGCATACCCATTATTGTCTTAAAGGTGGACGTGGCTCTACTAAATCTTCTTTTGTAGGAGGCATTGATGTACCATTACTTATTATACAGTATCCGGATGTTAATGCTGTGTGCTTTAGAAAAGTAGGTAATACTGTGCAGAATAGTATTTATTCGCAAGTAACTTGGGGTATTTATCAGATGGGCTTACAAGATTTATTTCATATACCTAAGACTTACTCTAATCCTATAGTATATAAACCTACTGGGCAAAAGATTTTCTTTATGGGTATGGATGACCCTAATAAAGTGAAGAGTATTAAGGTAGAGCGAGGCTATATTGGTATTACTTGGTGGGAGGAGCTTGACCAATTTGCTGGCGAGGCTGAGCTTCGTAAAGTATTACAGTCTACTATGAGAGGTGGAGAACTCTTTTGGGATTTTCGTACTTTCAACCCACCTATTAGTATTGATAATTGGGCTAATGAATATGCGGATGAGGCTTCTCTACGAGATGACACGCTTGTAGTGTCGAATACCTATTTAGATGTTCCACCTACTTGGCTAGGTCAACCATTTATTGAAGAGGCTGAGTGGCTAAAGAAGATAAATATTAAAGCATATGAGCACGAGTATATGGGACTCGCTGTGGGTACTGGTGGTGGAGTATTTCCTAATGCTTGCGATTTGGATATGCAACAGCAAGTGCCAGTATATGACTTTGACGGCAATATAATACAGTATACAGAGATGTATAAGACTTTTGATAAGCTTTATAACGGCATAGATTGGGGATTTGCTCGTGACCCATTTAGATTTGTGCGTATGCATTTTGATGCAAAGAAACTTGATTTATATATCTTTAGGGAATATTCTACTGTGCAGACGAGAAACCAAGTAGTATTTGAGACATTATATGACGAGAAGAAATATATTAGTCGTGATGAGCTTGTTACAGCGGACTCGGCTGAGATGAAATCTGTAGCAGACTTTAAAGCCTATGGGGCATATATACGTGGAGCTGTAAAAGGACCAGACTCAGTACGATATGGTATCAAATGGCTACAAGGACTTAATCATATTTATATAGATAGACGAATGTGTCCTAAGACCTATAAAGAATTTACTCATTATGAGTACTTACAAGACAGAGAGGGTAACTTTATTAGTGACTATCCAGACGAAAACAATCATTCGATTGATGCTTGTAGGTACGCCCTAGAGCGATACTGCAATAGAAGAGGAAACTAAGATTGACACTATGCGATATGTATTGTACAATAACCTAAAATACATATTGGAGGTGTTAATATGAATGATTATCAAGAGTTTGATGGAATAAAGTTTATACGCACAGATAAAGGATATTATCGACACAATGGCTTGCGTAAGTATATGCATAGATATGTTTGGGAATACTACAATGGTAAGATACCAAGTGGATATGAAGTACATCATATTGACTTTGATAGAGGCAATAATGATATATCTAATCTACAGCTTCTTACTAGAGCCGAACATAAAAAGATACACGCAGATTTACTCACAGAACAACAGCGAGAGTGGAGAAGAGAAAATTTAGAGCGTACAGCTAGACCAAAAGCTGTAGAGTGGCACAAATCAAAAGACGGCAGTAGATGGCATAGCGAACAAATTAAACAGATGCACGAAGTCGGAGCATTTAAACGAAAACTAATTTGTACTAATTGTGGAAAAGAGTATGTAGGTGAAATTTATAAGAATGGTGGAAACTCTTTTTGCAGTAATGCTTGTAAATCTAGCTATCGTAGAAAAAATAGATTAGATGATATTGAAAAAGAGTGTCCAATTTGTGGGAATAAGTTTATGACTAATAAGTATAGACCATCAATTACTTGTTCCAGAAGTTGTGCGAATAGATTAAGAAATAGACGAGGTAATTAAATTATGGCAAACAAAGCAACAGGAATTAAAGCAAGGCGCAACAAGTCTTGGCGAGGACAAGATACTTCTCATACTTATGTAGCAAAAAGCTCACCAGATAATAGACGAGGTAATTATAATACTGGTGATAATACTTTGAAGAAAACTAAAGGCTATGATGATTTAACTAGAAATCGTCAAGAAAATCGAGGAAGGAATAAGAAGAAATAATGCCACAATTATTAAACACATCGGTACGAGAGTATGCTGGAGTTGGAGAGTATGATATACCAGTGATACAGCCAGTACGAGAGCTTCCAAACATAGATAGATGGTTAGAGTTTGAAAAAGCAAAGCGTATGCGTAATAAACCAAAGAAAACTGGTGTACACTTTTTTGAGTATGATTTTAAATTTGAGTGTGTTTGGAATTTTCCGGATAGATACGCTGATGTAATGTCAAATTATGATGCTGTAATTACACCAGATTTCTCATACTATATAGACTTTCCAAAAGCACTCAGAGTATTTAATAAGTATCGTATGCATTGGATTTCAGCATATTGGCAAGAATTGGGTATTACTGTAATTCCGCTCATACGATATGGTTTAGAAGAAGATTGGGATTGGTGTTTTGATGGTTATCCAAAAGACAGCATAGTGGCTGTATCGGCAGTAGGCGGCGGTAAGTCAGCAGAGCACATAGAAGCAGGTATGCGTGGTTATGAAGAGATGCTAAAACGATTAGAACCACGAGAGATACTTGTATATACAAATACTTTTGATTATCTTCCAGGTAATGTTAGATATATAAAGTATGATATAGATAAGCACATAGACGGTATAGATGATATTGATAAGGAGGAAGATGATGATTAGTTTTTCTCAAATACTTGCAAAATTAAAGGAGGTTTTTTCCAAGATGATAGGTACAAAATCAATCGAAAGCGTGTTGCATATAACACCAGTTATGTCAACTAAAATGCAAGACAAAATTCAGTTATGGGAAGATATGTATGAGGGACATTCTCCTTGGCTGAGAGAACCTACATATGATAATCCATCAAGAGTTGCATCTTTAGGTTTACCACAACTTATAGCTAGTGAAAAGGCACGTACGGCTCTTTTGGAGTTTGAGAGTGAAATCACTACACCTATGAAAGAAGTTGATACACCTAGAGAACAAGCCGGCGATAACATTGTAGAGCGTTTTAATCAATCTAATACAGATACGACTAATAATACAGATAATGCTACAGAAAGCAAAGAAAACGCTTCTAGCAACGTCAGAGAGCGTTTTAATCAAGACAGTAGATATAATACAGCACAGTTTCACCCACAAGCTACTGTTAAAGAGCTTATTCCAAAGGGACCAACTGAGAGAGCTGAATACCTTAATAAAACATATAAGAATAAGATATTACGCAGATTGCGTAAACAGATTGAGTATGGAATTGCTTTAGGTGGTCTTGTAATCAAGCCATATGTAGTTGAGAATGAAGTATCTAATGATAAAGTAGATAAGTACGATATGGATTTTGATTTTGTATATGCTTGTGATTTTTATCCTTTAGCATTTAGTAGTAGTGGTGATATAACAGAGGCGGCTTTTATCCAACGTAAAGTTGATAAAGATACAGTATATAGTAGATTAGAGCATCATAAATTAACTAATCATCAAGTAGTTATTACAAACAAAGCATTTAAGTCTACAGCTCGTGGAGATGGTGCTGATTTAGGACAAGAGATACCATTAACAACAGTACCGGAGTGGGCAAGTATAGACTCAGTTACTACTATAGAAGATGTTGATAGACTTATGTTTGCATATTTTAAGATGCCAGAAGCTAACACTATTGATATTTATAGCCCGCTTGGAGTTAGTGGTTTTGATAAAGCTATCAGCCTTATCAAAGACGCAGATATGCAATATAGTAGACTTCTTTGGGAATATGAGGGTGGTGAGCTTGCTATTGATATTGATAGAGATGCTCTTAGAGAGTTCTACACTACAGATAGTGAAGGTAACCAAGTACTTAAATCTGGTATGGGTCATTTACAACAGAGACTTTATCGTCCGGTTGAATTAACAGCAGAGGGTGATACATATAATCAATATGCTCCATCTCTTAGAGATGCAAGTTATATAGATGGTCTTAATACCATTCTTATGCATATAGAAGATGTAACTGGTCTTTCTCGTGGCACTCTTTCAGATGTTGATGCCGCAGAGGCAAGAACAGCCTACGAGCTTAGAATACTTAAACAAAGGAGCTATCAGACAAATGCAGAGATACAGCAAGCTATTCAAATCTGTCTTGAGGATTTAATCTATGTAATGAACGCTCTTTGTGATTTGTATAAGATTACACCAGAGGGGGAATATGAAACATCTTTTGAGTGGGATGATAGTATTCTTGTAGATGTAGAAACAGAGCTTGGTAAACGTATGACACTTATGGACAAGGGTATTATGAGTAAGAAAGAAGTTCGTATGTGGTATATGGGTGAGACAGAGAAGCAAGCCCGTGAGGCTCTGTTGGAAGTACAAGAAGAGAATAGAGTTGCAGTAGAAGATAATATAATGACTCAAATGGATATGAACCAATTAGGGCTTGATAGTTCAATACAGCAAAGCCCAGATACATTCAGACAAGGAAATGATGAATAATGTTAAGTGATATTGATATTGATAACTTAATACAACCATTTGTTGATAGACAGCTTGATTTAGAAAGCTATGTTATTAATACTATATCAGAGCGTGTTGGAGAAATAGGTACACTATCTAAAACAGATGTGTACCAACTTCAACAACTCTATAAAATAGGTAGTGATGTTAAGGATATTAATAGTAAACTTTCTAGTATACTTAATATCCAAGAAACACAAGTAAAGTCTATGATAAAGAATGTAGCTGTAAATACATATAAGGGTGCAAAGCCATTTTATGATTATAGACATAAATCACAGATACCATATGAAAATAATGTTAGGTTGCAGAGAAGTGTAAACGCTATAGGTAAACAGACAGCAGATACATTTAAGAATTTATCCAATTCAAGAGCAACTGGTTTTTATATAAGAGATGCAAAGAATAGTGGTAATTTAAAATACTACAGTATTAAAGACACTTATCAGACAGTTGTGGATGAGGCTATTCAAGCTGTACAAACTGGTGTGTTAGATTTTGATACAGCTATGAGAAGAACATTAAAACAACTTAATGATAGTGGTATAAGGCGTGTATATTGGGAAAGTGGATATTCACGAAGATTAGACAGTACCGTTCGTATGAACATCTTAGGTGGAATAAAGCAGATAAATCAGCACGTACAAAATCAGATTGCTAGTGAAATAAAAGCAGATGGTATAGAGCTTTCAGCTCATAGCTTTTCAGCACCAGACCACGAACCTATACAAGGACATATATTTACTTTAGAAAACTTTGAGAAGTTACAGAGTGAAGAGCCTTTTGAAGATACATATGGTAATAAATTTGATAGTATAGCTCGTCCTATTGGAGAATGGAATTGTAAGCATTTTACACAAGCTGTTATTATAGATGCACATAAACCAGTATGGTCTTTAGAAGATTTGGAAGAATTAAAAGATGCAAACAATAAAGGCTATACTATGAAGAATGGAACACATCTTACTATGTACGAATGTAGCCAAGTACAGCGTAGATATGAGACAGATATTAGATACGCTAAAGAGGGTTATATGAGTGCAAAATCAGCCAACAATGAAAAACTTATGGAGTTTTATAAAACTAGAATACATAAACTCAATAGAGAGTATAATCAGTTTAGTAAGGATTGCGGTTTATCAAAGCGTAGAAACCGTGCATCTGTAAGCGGATTTTCTTATTAGAATGGATAAAAAGTAGTTTACATAATAACTATTATGTTATATAATGTATATGTATTAAAAGAAGTTGTTTTATGACAATTCTTTTTATTCTCCACGCTACTTGGTGGCGGTGCGTTCGCCAAGTAGTTAGAGATTTATTGACCAGCGTAAAAGTCGTTAAAAGAACGCCATTCAGTCCAAACTGTAATGGACGCTTAAACATAACAGATATAAATGAATGAAGGAGGATTGTACAATGACAATCGAAGAACTGTTTAAGAAATCAGAGGAACCATTAACGTATGAAGCTTTTGAAAAGCTTGCAAAGGAAAACGGAGTCAAATTTGCAGATTTGTCCGAGGGCAACTATGTTAGCAAAGATAAGTTTGAGAATGAACTTTCAACTAAAGAGAGTCAAATCTCACAGCTTAATGATACTATTAAGTCCAGAGATAAAGACTTGAAAGACTTAAAATCTCAGCTAAAAGAAGCTGGCACGGATGTTGAGAAGCTGACAGATTTAGAAACTCAGTTAGGTAATCTACAAAACCAGTATAAGCAAGATACAGAAAACTACAAAGCACAGCTTTCAAAACAAGCTTATGAATTTGCAGTTAAGGATTTTGCTAATAGTCAAAAGTTTTCCAGTAATGCGGCTAAAAGGGACTTTATTAGTTCTATGATTGCCAAAGAGCTTAAAATGGATGGTGATAAGATTTTAGGGGCAGAGGATTTTGTAACATCTTATTCAACAGACAATGCAGATGCATTTGTAAAAGAAGAGCCAAAACCAGAGCCACAAGAAACACCAAAGCCAAAGTTTTCTAGCTCACTCAATCCAGATAAATCGAACCCGAATGAATTAAATTCGGATAATAGCAACCCATTCGGATTTCACTTTAATGCAATCCGACCAAATCCAAATGATAAGTAAAGGAGATAAAAATTATGCCAACAAGTTATGTAGCACCAGCAAATAACGGTACAACTGGAACCTATGATGGTTCAACAGCTATGGGTTCACTCAATTATGCTGACGATTATCAGAGAGCACTTGAGCAGAATTTCCCATATGTTCTTAATTATGGAGCACTTTATAGTACACCAAACAACGGAAGATTTAGATGGATAAATAGTAAGACTATTGAAATTCCATCAATCTCAACTACAGGTCGTGTAGATGCAGATAGAGATACAGTTGCATTTGCACAGAGAAACTACAGCAACAAGTGGGTTCCAAAGACACTTGAGAACCAGAGAAAGTGGTCTACACTTGTTCATCCTAGAGATATTGATGAAACAAATATGGTAGCAACTATTGGAAATATTACTCAGGTATTCAATGATGAGCATAAGTTCCCAGAGATGGATGCTTACTGTATTTCAAAGATTTATGCAGATTGGACTTCAATGAAGAACCCAGACACAGCAGAAACACACGTAGCAGATACTACAGTTCTTACTACAGCAAACATTCTTTCAGTATTTGATAGTCTGATGCTCAAGATGGATAATGGTAGAGTTCCTGCAAACGGACGTATTCTTTATGTTCCATTTGAAGTACTTTATATCCTTAAAGAAGCTGAGAAGATTTCTCGTTCAATGGATATTACATCTGGTCCAAACGCTATTGACAGAAGAGTTAATAGACTTGACCAAGTACAGGTTATCGGTGTTCCATCAACACTTATGAAAACTCTGTACGAATTTACAACAGATTATGCTATTGATGATGATGCACAGCAGATTAGTATGTTCCTTGTTCATCCAATGGCAGTTATTACACCAGTTAGCTACTCATTTAGTAAACTTGACCCACCATCAGCTATGTCTGAGGGCAAGTATGTTTACTATGAAGAGTCATTCGAGGATGTATTCGTACTTGAGAACAAGTCAAATGCTATTCAGTTCAACGTATCAAATAGTGGTGGAACTGGCACAAACTAATTAGAGGTGTAATATGGCAATCACAAAAGTTCGTAAAGGTAATAGAATAATCAGAGTTACAGAGAACGAATTAGGTAGATACTTAGCTAATGGTTATACAGTATGCGAAGTAAAGCAACCACCTAAAAAAGTGGTTGCTGAGCCTAAAGCTGTAGCTGAGCCAATTATCAAAGATGAGATAAAAGAGGAAGTAGTTGAAGAAACTGTAGCTACTCCAATTAAGAAAACATCTAAACGTAGGAAATAATTATTGAAAGGTGGTGGACTCAATGTACCTTACTTATGAAGCATATCAGAATATGGGTGGGACGTTAGAAGAAACCGCCTTTAATAATTTTGAATACGAGGCTGAGACTATAGTAAATTGGTACACGTTCAATCGTCTTAAAGAAGAAACCGAATATCCAGATGAGTTAGCAAGATGTATGTATAAACTTATAGAGTATGCTAAACTGCAAGCAGATGCTTTAATGCTTGGTAGAGAGCTAGGCGGAGAAGCTGGTAGCTCTAACCAAGGTACAAATATATCATATATCAAATCACAATCTAACGACGGAGTGTCTGTTAGCTACAACTCTATAGATGCATCAGACTTATTTGGAAAACTATCATCTAACGATAGAGGTAATCCATTTGAGACTATTGTATTTAGATATTTACAAGGTGTAAGAAATAGTTTAGGTAAGAGACTTACATATAGAGGTTTATATTCGGATGAGTAATTTATACCCAGAGTGGTGGGAAACCACAATAACTATATATAATAAGTTTACTGACCCACAGACTAAAGTTGTCAGATGGTATAGAACAGTAGTCAACGGTGCATTTTGGAAGTATGTAGGTGAGAAGCTTACAATCGGACAAACTGTACTAGAGACTAATAGTATTATATGTCGCATTAGGAAAGACGATAGATTTCTTGAGAAATACGAATGGGTTAATACACCAAATGATAGAATGTCTGAGTATTTCACACTAGGCAAAGGCGATATAATAGTCAAAGGTGAAGTAGACGAAGAGATAAATGAGTACCAAAGTGGACATAGGTCTACAGATTTTATAGCTAAGTATAAAGAATTACAAGGTTGTATGAGTATAGAAGAAACATCAATAAATGTAGGAGCTGGTAGATGTAATGAGCATTATTTAGTTAGAGGTATTTAGATATGGCTTGGATGAGATTAAAAATGACAGACGAGAATTTTACACAAGTACAGAATTGGTTAATGTCTGTTTTAGACTCACCTACAGTACACAGAAATGTGAATGAAATAGTTGCAGATTTTTGTTATCCATATGTACCTTATAAGACTGGTAATCTCAGAGACTCTGTAGCAATAGGTCCTAAAGAAATTCAGTGGCGAACAGAGTATGCACGTTATCAATACTACGGTGTTGTATACGGCCCTAACTATTTTAAGGGATATGATACAGATGGAACGCCAATATTTAGAACACCTGCGGGGATGAAAAAATATCCTACATCAAGAATGTTGTCTTATCAAAATGGTAAAACATCTTTCTGGTTTGAAATAATGATGGCTCAAAAGAGTAATGAACTAGATAATGAGATAGTTAAATATCTTGAGTCTGAGTGTAAGAGGAGAGGAATATGAGTGTAGATAAAAATAAAGCTGTAATAAACTATTTATTACAATGCGAAGATATTTATAATAGTCCTCTATATTTCAATCTTATTGATGCAAAAGATAATTCTATACAAATGCTCACAACTGCAGAAGATAAAGCTATGTCGAGCCCATATATTGATGGTAGTGTATTAAAGAGATATACATTCAATCTTATTACATTCAAGTCAATATCCGACTTAGAAATAGTTAAAGCAGAGGGTTACGACAACGAGAATGTGGATGAACTAAAAGATGTTCAGAAACTTCTTGATTGGGTAGTAGACCAAGATGATTTGAGAAACTACCCAGATTTTGGAGATAATTGTTCCATTGATAGTATTGATACAACAACAGATGCTCCAAGATTTAATGGTATAAATACAGAGATAACTCCACCTCTTGCTATGTATAGCATTTCGATAGTTATTGAGTATTTAGATAGAAGTAAAGTAATTTATAATAAGTAAAGGAGATAAGAGTTATGGCAACACAATTTAATCTTGCTAATAGACAGAGAGCCGCACGTAAGCTGTTAATCACAGTTGCAGAGTGGAAAGAAGGAACTACTCCAGTTAGAGAGATACTCGGTACTCGTACAGAGGACTCATCTATTGAGTACAATGCTGATATTGAGACAACTACTGATATTCGTGGTATCAACTACACAGATGTTAATAGAACTCAGCCACAGCAGACTTTCGACCCATATCTTATTCTTGGTGGTTCAAAGCTCGGTGCAAAGCTCAATGATATTAGACGTAGAAATGCTACTACAGAGCTTGACCAGTTTACAATATATGTAATCACAGCTTTTGTTGGTACAGCAGGTGCATATGAAGCCGAGAAGCACGACGGTTGTACAATCGCCTACACAGCCATTGGTGGAGACTCAAATGTAAATATGCCTATTGATGTTTATCTGTCAAATGACGGACTTGACGCAAACGGTAAGAGTACAGGTGCACCAGTTATTGGAACTGTAGATAAGCTTACAGACGATTTTGTATTCACACCAGCATCAGTTGGTTAATATGATTTTTATTTGGGAGGATAAAAAGAATGTCGAAAACAACTACTAATAATATTGTGCTTGATTTAGGCGCAAAAGAGTTTACAATTAATAATAATCCAGATATGAAAGTGTATCTTAATCCTAATGATATGGGAATAGTTACACGTATTCAAGAAACCGTACCTCGTATGAATGAACTAGAGTTTGAATATATGAGTGTATATGATGAAGATAATAAAGAAATTAATCAAGATGACCCAGACGAGTTAGTTAAAGTCTTTGCTGAGAAGATAAAAACTATAGATGCTGAAATGAGAGAATGTATTAATTACATTTTTGATTATGATGTGTGCTCTGTAGTAAAAAGCTCTGGTACAGTATTAGATTTATATAATGGTGAATACGCTTTTGGAATTATTATTAATACATTACTTGAGTTGTATAGTGATACTATCACAAAAGAAACAAATAAACTTGTAGCTAAAATGAAGAAACGAGTTGAAAAATATACAGCTCAAGACCACAAAAGAAAAGGAACAAAATAAATGTTTGAACTGCCAACAAAACTCACAATAGTAGATGAGGAGTTTGGCATCAGAGATGACGGAGATTTTAAAATGGTACTTGATTGTTTCTCCGCATTACAAGATGAAGAACTACCTAAAAGAAATAGGTTGATGACCGCCGTAGTAATATTCTACGACGGTTTTTCATTAGATAACGTATTTGATTATTTAGATACAGAGGAAAAATGGAATAGCGCAATAGAGCAGATGTACAACTTTTTCAACTGTGGGCAAACAAGCGTTGGTAATAGAAGCCAAGCTAAGTTAGTCGATTGGGAGCAGGATAATCATCTAATAGCAAGCGCAATAAATAAAGTTGCCAACACAGAAATACGAAGTGTTGACTATATGCACTGGTGGACATTTATGGGACATTATATTTCTGTGGGTGAGTCTGTACTATCTACAGTTGTACAGATAAGAAGTAAGATTGTTGATGGTAAGAAGCTTGAGAAACACGAACAAGAATTTAAGCGAAAGAACCCAGATTACTTTGTTTGGAATAGAACTACAGTTGAACAGCGTGAAGCAGATGCATATATTAGAGAAATATGGAATAAAGGAAAGGAGGACTAAATAATGGCTGATGGTAATATAACATTAAAACTTGACTTTGATAGTAGCCAAGCAAAAAGCTCTATACAAGATTTTGGTAATATCGCCCAAAAGGCTATTAATTCAGCAGATACAAAAGTTCAGAAATTAGGACTTAATCTACAGAACACTACAAATAAAATGAGTAAGCTTGCTAGTTCAATGTCAGAATTAGCTAATAAGCGTGTGCCTACAACAGAGTACTCAAATCTTAATGACAAAATAAAACAAGTATCAAGTCAGCTTAAAGATGCTAGGTCCTCTTTAAGTCAATTTGAGTCAACTACTTTACACACAGAGCAGTATGATTATATTTCAGAAGAAATAAAAAACATTAAAATAAATTTGGAAAATGCTCGTGATGCCTACGGTCAATTAGTTGCAGAGGGTAAAGTTGATACTGAGGAGTTTGACGGCAAGGTAAACGAAGTAATTAAGTACGAAAATCAATTAAAAGAAGCAGAACAATATCAACAACTTTTAACAGAAGCTGGTCAAAAGTATGCACACAACAGCGAATTTACAACAAAGCAAAACGAAGTAAAGCAACTAGAAATAGCATACGAAGAGCTAATCGCAAGAAAACGAGAAATGGAAACTACCGGAACAGCTACTATGTCTGGTACAGAAACAGCTCAATATAAAGATATGGCAAATCAAATGTCATATGCTCAACAGCAAGCTCAGTATATGAGCAACAGCATATATACTGCGGCCTCATCTGCTAATAGAATGAATAATAATCTAGGTAAGAGTCGTAGTACGCTAGATACTGTAAAAAACAAAGTTTCTGGATTGATAGGTAAATTAAGAGATTTAGGAAATCAATCTAATTCAACGAGCACTAGACACAACACTTCATTTAAGAAAATGCTCACAACTGTATTAAAGTATGGTTTTGGTATTAGAAGTATTTTTCTGTTATATAAGAAATTAAGAACTGTTATATCAACTGGATTGTCTGAGATGTCAAAACAATTTAGTGATGTAGCGGATGATGTATATACATTAAAGAATAGTTGGAGTGGGTTTAAGTCTAGTTTAGTTAGTGCTTTTCAGCCTATATTCAGCTATGTAGTTCCAGCACTTTCAACACTTATTAATTATCTTACTGCGGCTATGAACGCTTTAGCTAATTTCTTTGCTTTACTTACTGGTTCAAGCACATATAAGAAAGCCGTAGCTGGAAACGAAAGCGTAGCAGATAGTGTTAGTGGAACTGGTTCAGCCGCAGAGGAAGCCAACGAAGAATTAGCGGAGTATGATGATTTGATAGTTATAGACTCTGACTCTAGTTCTGGTGGTTCTGGTGGAGGTGGTTCATCTGATAGTGGTGCTTGGAATTGGGAAGAGGTAGAAGTAACATCTAGTTCACTTGCTGATAAACTATCAGATATATGGGATGTGTTTAAGAGTGCTTGGGAAACTAAAGGTGAGGACGTTATTAATGCGGCGGAATACGCTCTTAGTTCAATCAAATCACTTGCATCAACTGTCGGCGATACTTTCTATAGAGTATTCACAGAGGGCTACGGTTATGATTGGTTAGTGAGTTGTTTAGGTGTAATTGAACAAATTTTACTGACTATCGGAGATGTAGCAACCGCAATAGAAGAGGCTTGGGAACGTAATGATAACGGATATAATTTAGTTGTTAGTATCTTTGAGATGTGGACAGCTATAAATGATATGATAATTACTGTTCAAGAGTCTTGGAGAAAAGCTTGGAATAGTGGTACTGGTGTAGATATTGTAGAGGATATACTACAATCAGTTACTAACATAAATAATACAATTAAGAACTTTGCTGAAAACTTTACAACCGCTTGGGAAAAAGCTGGAGTTGGTGACAGCATAATGCAGACAATATTAGATATTGTTGAAAGCATTACAGATTTTATAAATGATATTACAGAAGCTACAGAAGAGTGGTCAGAGAGCTTAGATTTTTATCCACTATTAGAGAGTATAGATACAATATTAGGTTCTATTAAGGGTATTATTGACTCAATTAAAACTATTGCTTATTACATTTATAAGAATATTATTTTACCAATTTCAAAGAAAATACTTGAGAGTACACTTCCAGATTTTATAGAAGAGGTTGCAGATTTTATTGATGAAGTAAAAGACAATCTTGATGACATTGATTGGGATAGTTTAACAGAGGATATAGGTAAAGTTATAGACCTTGCACTTGATGTATTCTTAGAGGGAGTTAAGACAGCTTTAGAGGACTTAAAACCTCTTATACCTATTATCAAAGAGGAGTTCAAAGCTCTTTCTACAGTATTAGACTTCTTGACAGATGAGGACACAATAGAATATTTTGAAAACCTACGAGATAAGATAAATGAAATAAAATCATTATTGGGAATGAAGTCTGATAAATTCTCGATATTAGATAGTACTACAGTAGGTACTGTATTAACAAAGATTACAAATCTATATAACATTCTCACTAAACTCAAAGAACTAATAACTGGTGAAGCGTGGAGCACGTGGGGTAAAGATATACGTGATGGACTACTTAAAGACTTTGCAAATGCTGATACAATAGAAGAAAAGATAAGGGCATTTTTCAAAGCAGTAGTAGCCGCACTCAAGAAAGTCTTTGGTATAAATTCACCAGCAAAAGAGATGTACATATATGGTGAAGATATACTCAAGGGAATACTAACCGGATTTAAGAACGCATTTACTAATATTGCTACAACGATACGTGAGCTTAAAGACAAGATTGTTAGCAAGATTAAAGAGAAATTTGGTGATATTAAAGATAAGATTACAGAGTCAATAGGAAACTTTAGTATCAAATCACTTCTCGGAATAGATGAAGATAGTACAGTATTAGACGTAATTACTAATATTACATCTACGTTTGCAGGTGGACTCACATCACTTGTGGACTTTGAAACATTTGAAGAAGTTTGGGGTACAATAAAAACAACATTTAAGAATATCAAAGCTACAATTACAGCAAAGCTTTCCGGAATATTCTCAAAGATTACAGATATTTCCAGTATGAAAGAAAAAGTCACAGATTTGTGGAATAGTTGGAAAGATAAAGCAGCAGACCTTAAAGCTACACTCAGTGGTAAGATTTCAGAGATTACAGACTTAGATACCATTAAGACAAAAATGGCAAATCTTAGAACAGAGTGGGCAAACAAAGCCGCTGATTTCAAAGCTACTATATCTGGAGCAATTAAGCATATTACAGACTTAGATACTTGGAAGAGCAAGATGTCCGGATTAAGAGATACTTGGAAAGATAAAGTGGCAGATTTTAAAGCAACACTTAGTGGTGCAATTAGTAAAATTACTAGCTTAGATGATTGGAAGACAAAGATAGGTAATTTAAAGAGTGCTTGGGCAGGTAAAACAGCAGACTTCAAAACCACTTTTGATAAAGCACAAAGCACATTAGATAGTTGGAAAACTAAGATAAGCAACTTGTATAGTTCTTGGAAAGGTAAGACAGCAGAGTTTTCACTTAAATTCAGTGCGGCAGCAAGTGACTTAAAGAGTTGGGTTAATAATAATGTAATCAACAAAATCAATACTCAGTTTAAGAAAGTTCCTATATTAAAGAACCACTTAATTCCTACACTTGCACGAGGTGGTATCGTAGATACAGCAACTATGTTTGTAGCCGGTGAGGCGGGTCAAGAAGCAGTTATACCACTTGAGAGAAACTTAGGTTGGCTTGACAAGATGGCTACTATGATTACAGACAAATTAGTTGATACACCTATACCTCTTATAGCTAACGGTAATATACTTCCTATAACAGATGCATTTATGAAGTCTACTATTGAAGTTATGGATAATTCAAAGATAGCACAATTACTTGAGAGTATTCTTAATAGAATAGATAATCTTGAAAATAGTAATAATGCTCCAATTATGCTACAATTAGATGGAAGAGTAGTTGCAGAAGTAGTTTGGGATGAAAGTAAGAAACTATACAAACAGACAGGAATAAAGTATAATTATTAAAGGAGATAAACAATGCCATCAGTATTTCAAGGGTACTTAATAAAAGCAGTATTAACAAATACAATATTACCTTTAAAGTTTATTCAATACGATAGCTATAAAGCAACTCCTAATCAACGAGAAGAAATAAAAGCATATCGTGATGACAATACTAGAGACTTAACTCGTGTTACAGCTAGTGGTATGAAATCCGTTATTGAGTTTAAACTACGCCCAATGTGGTTAGAAGAAAAAATAGAATTTCAACATTGGCTTAATAGCGGGATAGAGAATATTGAAGAAAATAGAATACAGCGAAAAATAGAATTGCAGTATTGGGATGATGAAGAAAATGTTTATAAAACAGGTTATTTCTATGTTCCAAATATAGATTACAATATTCTAAAAATAACAGACAAAAGCATTAAGTATAAAGAAACCACGATTAAATTTATTGAATATTAGAGGTTTATATGAGTAGATTTTTACAGATACAAATATATAATAGCACAAATACAGCGGTTGAATATGATAATAAGATTGATACTGATTGGGGTATTCAAACCGCCTCTGCTAACATAACTCGTAAAATAATGCAAAATGAATTAAGTTTAGGAAATTATTTTGCCAATCAATTCGAAGTGCGTATATTTGGATTAGATGTAAATTTAGATGGGCGCAAGGTTGTAGTTACACTTGACTATGATAATGTAGTATACAATAAACTCATTGATAGCGATAATAACTATATTATAGATAGTGATAACAATAATATAGTAACAACACCATCAACAGTAAGTGCATCAAAAAAATTATTTACAGGATATATAGACTCATCAAAAACAGATATAACCACAAGTTATAGAGATTTAATTGCTTATGATAGAGCTTATACTGATAGAACTATTGATATTGCAAGTTGGTGGAATACTTATTGGGAAAATAATACAAGTGTAACTCTTGCTACATTTAGAACTGCATTATTATCAGAAATAGGTGTGACAGTAGCAACATCTGGAAGTTTTGTAAATGATAATATAACTATATCCAATACATTTAGCGGAGCTGTGTCAAAACTTAATTTTGGTGATGTGTTTAAAATGGTATGCACTCTTCAAGCTATATGTCCAAATATCAATGGTGATGGTAATATGGAGTTTATTTTACTCGGTATTCATACTCACGATATAAGAAATAATACAGAAGGACTTAATAGCATTTGGGAAGATTACCAAACTGATTATATAACAGGTGTAGGTGTATATGATACAAGTGATGAGTTAGCTCAATTAGTAGGTACTGCTGACAATGTATATAAGATATGTGGAAACGTATTTTTACTTGATAAAACCGCAAATGAAATAACAACGATATGTACTAATTTATTAAATAGTATCAGCTCAATATCATATACTCCAGCAACACTTAAATTGATAATGTCGGATATGTCATATAATCTTGGTGATATAGTATATACTGCAAATGGGTATTCCATCATAATGCAGGATAAATTATCTGGCTCATTACTGGTTGAGGAGACTATTTCATCTTATGCTAATGGAATTACATTAAGTGATGATGTAGATGATATGAATGATAGTATCATCAACGGAAATAAAATTGCTCAAATAAAAAAAGATATAGATACGTTTACTATTGATTATGCAGACTTTAAACAAGATACTGCTACTCAATTTCAGCAGACAGCAGAAAAAATTGTAATGAAAGTTGATGCGAATGGTAATGTAGGTGTTGCAGAATTAGGTAGTGATGAAGTTGATGAAACCTATATGAAATTTAAGGCTAATAAGGTTGAGATTACAAGCGATACTATTCAGTTTGATAATAATGGATATGAAGTTAAGGGTCAAGAATTTATAACACAGATTAGTCCAAATATAAATGATATTAAAAAGGATTTATCTTATGTTCAATCACAATCACATTTCTTTCCATCGCTAACTTTTCCTGATGATGTTTTGACATATTCCAATAAGGCATCTTACATACTTTGTCACTTGGAATACTCTGAGGAGGATGAAACGCCACCCACATCAGTTTTTCGTACGTTTAGTAATCAAATTAACTGTTCTCGTTTAGCTACAATCGACAGTACAGAATTAAACTTTACGGGAACTGTATCGGGTTTACATTATATGATGACAGACAGAGCATATAATAAATTACTTGAAGATGGAGGTTATGTGGATGCACGAGGGTATGTACGTCCAGGTCGTGGTAAAAATATAAAGGGGTATTTAAGTCCTAATGAGAGTGGAATTGTAATTACAGGGTTAGAACCTTATGAGGTAATAATGTCTGGATTTAATAATAAACAGCTTGTAGAGGATAACCCAACACCTTTATTTTATATTCGTCCATCTGATGCTTATAAAATATATATTCCCGGGCTTCTCACCCCGACATCTTCATATTATTTGGGTTATGGAGCTCCGGTTGTAATAGCACCAGACTGGTGGTTGTCAGCATCAGGTTTTTTAAATAGACCTAGTTCTAATTAATAAAGAAAGCGAGGTAATAAAAGATGGCGAACAAGCGAATAATAGAGCACACAGCATCGACAACAATATCGAATGACGATTGGCTTTTAAAAGATAGTGCTACGGGTGGCACTACTAAGATACTTGCAAGCGTGTTAAGAACGCTATTAGGTGGAGATAATTTTGCAAGCACATATGATAGTTCATTAACATATTATACAGGTAATATGTGCATATATAATGGAATATTATATAAATGCAATGCATTTAGCGGAACTACAGGTACTTTTGATAGTTCAAAATGGACACAAGTAACAATTACTGATTATGCCAGCAAATTGTTAGCATCAGATTGGCGTGCTACATCAAGTTATGTAAGGGATGATTTAGTATCATATAGAGGCAGTATCTATAGATGTGCGTCAGATAGTGCAACTGTTGGAACATTCGTTAATACAGAATGGATAACTGCTAATTGGGATAGCATAAGAATAGTATTGTTAAGGAACAATATCGCAAAAGAATATGATGGTTCTGAAATATACAATAAGGGCGACCTTGTTTTTGAATCACCTTATTACTTATGCGTATGTAAAGAAAACGGAGTTACAGGAGCATTTGATACGTCCAAATGGATAACAGATGGAACAATTAGTGATGCTCTGGAATTAGTTGATGAACAAATCATAGAGAATATAGCGGGAGAATATGATAGCGAGGTTGAATATAGCAAAGATGCTTTATGTTTCAATGACGGAGTGCTTTACATAGCAAATGCAGATACCACAGGAACTTGGGATAGCACTAAATGGAATGCTACAACAATAGCTGATATTATAGCTAATCTTAGAATAGATGCAAATGACGTAGTAGACGTTAAGGTAAAAGGATATAGTCTTGTCAATTCAAGCAAGATAGCGGTATTAGACAGCTTAACAGCGCAAGGTTCAGCAAGCGGAAGTATTGCAAGTTTTAGCGATGGCTCAACACACCCAATGTCCAAGCTAGAAATTGGCATAGAGCCACAGCAAGACCTACACGGATATGACCATCCTTGGGTAGGGGGTGCAGGGAAGAATAAGTGTGATTTAAGTGCGTTTACTCACACAGGAGTAGTCGATGATGAAGGAGGTGAAACCACACTTAATAACCGATTATTTAGTGTTCACATACCAATTAAAAGTGGTACAACTTATACATTGTCATTAATGGGTTCAAAAAATGGCGAGAATATATATGCTAACAGAATAATCTATTTTGATAGCAATGATACTTTTATTGAAAGATATACTCCTGCTTCGCAAATACAAACAGTATCATTTACAACTCTATCAAATGCTAAATATATTCAGATAGATTTAAGAACAGCATCTCTTCTTAGCATTGAAATAACTGATATTTCAAAGATACAAGTAGAAGAAGGGGATTCAACAGCATACGAACCATACTCCAACATCTGCCCTATCAGCGGATGGGAAGAGTGCAATGTGAGCGTTAGTGGTGTTAATGTTTGGGATGAAGAGTGGGAAGTTGGAAGTATTACTGATAATGGTACATATCAACCAACTCAGACAATTCGCTCCAAAAATTTTAACAGTATCAAGCCGAATACAAATTATAAAATAGTTCAAAAAAATGGTGGAACACCAATGAGAGTTTGTTTTTATGATAAAAGCAAAAATTTTATCAACCGAACAACTAATGTTGTAAGTGATTTTACTACACCATCTAATTGCTATTATTTTAAACTGACAAGCACAGTTGCTTATGGTGATACATATAACAATGATATTTCAGTCAACTACCCATCAACCGACACAGAATATCATGCCTACAACGGACACACCTACAACATCCAATTCAAAGATAGAGATAATCCACTCACAGTATATGGCGGTACTCTTGATGTGGTTAGTGGGGAGTTGACGGTAGATAGAGCGATGACAACATTTAATGGTTCTGAAAATTGGGTAAATGTTGGTGGCTCTTATCCGTTTGCATTTCAATTAGACACTTATTTAAGACCTAATTCAAAAAATCAAATTGGTAATATTTCATCTTTATATCCGTGGACGACAGTGGAAGTGCCAACGAATAATGCGATAAGATGGCAAATAGACACTCCAACAGGTCGCTTGTATGTTTATGATTACACCTATACGGCAGACCTCACAGGATTTAAGGCTATGTTACAGACAACACCACTACAAGTTTGTTACTACCTCGCAACCCCTATAACCTACCAACTTACTCCTACGCAAGTTAGGAGTTTGCTTGGTACGAATAACGTGTGGGCTGATACGGGAGATGTCAACGAAGCTGTCTATACCAGAGATTTAAACATTACTGTCAATGACATTATTAGTAGAATTGAGGCTCTTGAAAACGCTTAAATCATAGAGGGCTGAAATATGCCCTTTTTATCTATAACGGAGGTAATTGTTTATGAAAATATCACAGATAGGAATTGACTTAATAAAAAAGTTTGAGGGTTGTAAGCTGACAGCCTACAAAGACTCAGTAGGAGTATGGACTATAGGTTGGGGTACAACTAATGCTGATAAGTCAATAACTAATACAACTATAAAACAAGGCTTGACTATATCTCAATCTACCGCAGATAGTTGGTTAGAAAAATCAGTAAATAATAAATATGTTCCAAAAGTAATGAAGTATGATAGTATATATCATTGGAACCAAAATCAATTAGATGCACTTACCTCTTTCGCCTATAATATTGGAAGTATAGATAGTCTTACAAATAATGGTAAGCGGTCTATATCAGAAATAAGCTCTAAGATACTTTCATACAATAAGGCTGGCGGAAAAGTATTAGCTGGACTTACAACTAGAAGAAAAGCTGAAAAAACTCTCTTTGATACAAAAGTGGAGAAAACATGCACTGAGGGCTGGAAGCAAGACTCAACTGGTTGGTGGTATCAATACAAGGACGGTTCATACCCAAAGTCTTGTTGGAAGAAAATAAATGGCAAAGATTATTATTTCAAAGCAGACGGTTATATGGCAAGTGATGAATACATCAAAGCTTCTAACTATAACACAACAAAGAAATTATATTATGTAAACAAGAGTGGAGATTGGAATAATAAGTCTTATAGATGGATGAGCAATTCAGTTGGTTGGTGGATTGTAGAAATTGGTGGAAGTTGGTATGCTCAGAATGAATGGGCAAAAATAGATGGTGAATGGTATTATTTTGATGATAAAGGGTATATGCTTAGAAATAAGCTTAAAACGATAAACGGAGTCACTTATGAGTTTGATGATAGTGGAGTGGCAAAAAAGAAATAAATCTTTACAGATATAGATTACTAATATATAATTATTATGTAAACTTATGAATAGGAGGATTAGTCCAATGAAGAATAGAAATTACAAAGCACAAGATGAAACTATCGGTGCTGATGTTACTAATTTTGATACACAAGAAGTAAAAGAAGAAAAGAAAGAGATTAAAAAAGAAGAGCCTAAAGAAGCAGAAGCTTATATTATCAGAGTTACAAATCTTGCTCTTAGAGTTGGACCAGGAAAAGAATTTGATATGATTGGTATTGCTACTGCAGGTCATACACTTATTGATGAGATTG